CATAATGCAACTTCTGTGCCGTATCAATATAACTTGAAGACATCTTCAATATGTCTTATATTTGATACAGTAGTTTAACTCAAACCCAAACGCAAAGATCAAAGTTGAGGAGGCTTTGAAACCGTGAATAATAATAATAATGACGAGGAGATTGACAGGCTAAAAAGTCGCATAGAAATGCTTGAATCGCAATGCAAACTGCTATCAGAACAAGTGATACGCAACAATCGAAGAGATGCTTCTGAACATCTCTTTGACGGAACACCACCAACGTCGCATTGCCCAACGAACGAACTGGTGAAATACACAGCAAAGCAACATGCCACCATGCAGATGTTAGCGCTGGGCAAAAGCAATAAGTATATTGCAGACATGCTGAAAGTCACCGAAAGCACAGCAAAAGTGCATGTTCGTAGTGTCATGCAGAAGACCAAGGCTACTAACCGACAAGAAGTTATGGCCAAATACAGGATCACCCTGTCTAAGTGTTCGCCAGAAGAATACATAACCTATGCTGGCATCCCTAAAGATTGGGCGATCCACCCTGAGAACTACCCCACACACACCACCAAACTAAGAGAGAGCTACCATGTTAAAACTGGAGAAACGTCGTGATGTCTGGCACATTGCTGGAACTCTAGCTGGGAAACGGGTGCGCCAAAGCACCCGTATTCCTACATCCCACCCCGATGGAAGACGTATGGCCGAGCAGATGCGCTTGGACATTGAGCGTAATATCCTCACAAGAAACTTCAATCAGCCGACGAACAAGACTGTCGGCGATGCCATTGATGATTACCGTAAGTGGAAGCAGATGGAAGGTCGTCTGTCTCTGGATATGGACAGGAAGATTGACAAGCTAGCTGGCTATTGGAGTAAGGTGCTGTTGACTGACATCACTACTAACAAGATACAGTCGTTTGTCTTCGATACCATGATGGGCTTACAGCCTAACAGCGTGAAGCGTTACCTCAATCAACTACGAGCCATCCTCAAATATGCAGAGGAAAGCTATGGCTGGAAGTGTTGCAAGATACCAATGCCGCAAGTGGATGATGCCAGAGATGTGCATCTGGATGAGGAAGAGGTTATCGCTGTGCTTGAGTTCTTCAAGACGAAAGAGCCTAAGTATTACCCCCACTTTGTATTGCTGTTTGATACTGGCGCAAGGCTTGGCGAGATGCTGAAGCTGGAACGCTCGTCGTTTGTCGGCGGCGTCGTCAAGATCAGACGAGTGAACAAGATGAAGCAGAAGACATTGACCAGAGATGTTCCGATGACGGATGACGTAAAGGATATGGTGGCCAATAGGTGGCCGAGCCGAGGGCTGGACATCTGGAATGACAATCGTTCTGCATCAGCCACACTTAACAAAGCACTGAAGAGAGCCTGTGCATATTGCACAATCAAGCCTATCAGAGTGCATGATGCACGACACACCTTCGCTTATTTAACGGCCAAAGCTGGCGCAGATTTAGGTGACTTGCAATATCTTTTGGGACATGCTGACATATCCATGACCATGCGGTACAGGGGCTACGTTCAAAGCAGAGCAAGGGATTTCGTGTTGTCATCTCGTCGGCAACTCGCACATGTCTGACACGTTTTTGACACACGGCAACTTGCAAATCCGACATAAGATTCTGAATTTGCTAGGTATCAGTAGTCATTTACTGTGTCCTCTCCGAGGAGCCACAATACATCTAAACCCATCCTTCGTGGTGGGTTTTTGTTTTTTTACAACGAGTTACAAGACATGTCGTTGTGTCCCCTTTGACATCTCTGTCACGTTATTGTCACGTATCTGACATGCAAAAATGCTTGATAGATATGATAAGATATATATATGTTGATATACACACACCAATCGTAACGAAAAGGAACTTGATATGGTTACTCACAAAAAACATGTTTTTATTGACGGTGACGCTATAACTGCAATCCAGTCTCGCCTTGCAATGGGTGAGCCTAAGTCTTCAATAGCACAGTCGTTCGGCATCTCAACATCGACAGTCACAAACTTCGATCCGAACTCTAAAAATTATCGCCCCGACCTCGTGCGTATTCGTAAAAATTCTTCTGCTAAATTTGTGCGTAACGGATCTACAGTGAGCGACAACACTGCGAAGACTACTGTCATGGTGAGCGACAACACTGGGAAGATCAGCGACAAGGCGAAGGAATACATCGACGCTTGTTGCATCGTGTTTGATAAGTCGCGTCGTCAGATCGTGGATGAGATGGTCAAGGCTTGTAAAACTCTTGGCGCTTGTACCATCCATGACAACAAGTAATCCAAAAGGTGGCAGACCACAACGGACAGGCTTGTCCGTTGGGGCTGATACCCTAAGAATAAATCCCATTCTCAAGCAGACCTTTGCGCTGATAGACGAAGGCGGTTTCAATCTGCATGACTTGGAACTAGCATCTGGTCTGGGCTATGCCACCATTAAGAGGTGGATGGACAAGAACGGTGCGCGGCTTGATAGCGTACAGGCTGTCCTTGAGGTGATGGGATACAGGCTGGAGATAGTGAAACATGAACATATTTCACCTGTCGATGTGTCCACAAAAGTCGGCAAAATATCTGTGCGATAAGCACGTCTCTAAGATGTTTACAGAGACAGGCCAGATGCTGTCCTTTGCACACTTCATACATGATAGCTGGATGGCTGGTATGTGTGCGCCTTACAGTAAGGCTGGCAAACCGTTGAGCCATGTCAAACACCCCATGACTAGGTGGGTCGCAGAGACGGAAGCCAACTACCGATGGACATACCAGCTTGCTTGTGGATTGATGAATGAGCATTGGCTACGGTTTCACACCACGCACAACACTATGTATCGTATGCACTGCTTCGTTGATGCACCACCAAACATACCAAAGGGCGGCCTCACTAGGCCGCCCCTATGTATGCCTGATGCTTACCATTCTGATAACCACGTAGCATCTTATCGGGCGTATTACTGCCACGAGAAATCACACTTTGCCAAGTGGGTTCACTGTACCCCTGTGCCGTTCTGGTATGAGGTTATGCAGTCTCTTCAATAGGTGTACCTAACACCTCAAATGAACTTGAAGATAGAGTGTCGCCTAGCATGGCGGCACTGATGTAGCTTAGATAAACTCTTGTCTCTTTGTCGAAATGGATAGCGATACCATTGGGTAACATCTCTATTATTGGGGATACTATCTTTGCTTCCTGACCACTAGGCGATAAAATCCCTATCGTCGGCTTCATCGCTAGAACCATGTCCGTCTCTACGTCGGCCACTCCGTCCATCGCTTCGTCCAGCAACTCTTGTGCAGAGGTCAATAAATAACTCAACAGGCAATCTCCCTCGCATGAAGTTGATGGATGTGCAGATTAACTGCACGTTGTCCTTACAGTATGCACCGTCAGGGTCTATGCGGTCTATGCTTATGTTCTGGCTCAACCACTTATCGTCGGTAGCTGGCTGTCCGTAGTACAAGACTAAGCCAGTCATAGCGCAGACGCCGCCCTGTTCCCTGTAGAGTTGGACACAATCTTTAAGGGTCAGGTCGAACTGAACACCTTGCTTACGACGTGCGCTTTTCAGTTGGGAAACCTTACGTGCTAAGTAGCCTTGCAATGAACGCTGTGAGTTGTGTCTGTATTGGACACGACACACTTTGCACGAGGTTTCTCTTCTTCTTTTACCGCTCCTGCTTTCGTTCCAGTACCAGTATTCGTCTGAGTTTTTTAGTGTTCCGCAGGAGCGGCAGACATACCGCTCCATTGGATAAGGTATTAGGCCCGACGGATGCCGCGACCACGAGCAGTTTTATTAGCCATGTTGCGGATACCAGAAGCACGAGAAGATGCCGCAGTTGTCGTGCGCCCTGCACGTCTTGCGGCCTTGTTCATTTTGTCTGCGGTCTTCTTCTTTGCCGCAGTTGTACGACGATCATAAGCCATTAGAGATCTCCTTTGTCAGCTTGCGATGCTTTCCAAATTGTGTATGAAGAACAGGGCGTAGTCGTCCGCGACGTGTCCATCATACGTTTCAAACAGGTCAGACCTGTCACCATCAGGGTGATGGCCTTCGACCCATACCCCTTGCCCCGACGAGTTAAGCGTTTCTATGAAGTCGAAGAACTCTGCGACGCTCATCTCATCGAACTCAGTCCAAGCTACCACCGTGACCTCATCTCGTTCTGGGTCTTGGCAGATGTCGGATACTCGCCGAACATCTGATGTTATTATTACGTCGGCCTGCCGCTGTAATGTGTCGGCAAGCCAAGCGCTAATCTCTTCCTTCGCTAGCGCTACCGTGTTTTTTTCCATCAGCATTTCCACCGACGACGAGCCGCGCAGATGCGCTTCTCTGGTGTCTTTGAACAGTTGATGCCGTGCATCTTCATCTGTCCTTTCGAGCGTGAGCAGTAAGAGCTACGTCGTTTACCGCCACCAGGTTGCGGAGCCTTGAGCTTCGTCTTGCAGGCTCGGTTGTATTTTGCACGACCCTTTGCCGTGAGACCAGCACCCTTACTTGCTGGGAGCTTTTCGCCTCGGCCAACAGAGAGAGAAACACTACACCTCTTCTTCGCCATTGTTATTCACCACTAGCTTTAGTTTTTTCCTACGCTCTGATAGTGACACAACCTTCCCCTCATCGTCGTCCATGTCAGATGTAAACTCGACGTGGATTTCCGTAGGCTCTTCTGTTTCAACGCCTAGTTCCCACAGGAATGTCTTGTATAGTGGGAGCCAATCGCCAAGACGCATGACCACTAGGCTTTCGCTAGTGTCCATTCGGTTCTTGCGGGATATAACAACTGGTATGTCGGGGGAACGAGACTTCTCTATGCCACGCTCTGCCTGTTCCATTGCGGCGTAGGGGCTGAACTTCTCTGTGCGCTTCGCCTCTACCCATACAAAGGGTGTGCCGTTCAAGTCTGGTAGTCCACCGCCGAATGGGTTGCTTCCTCCACCTGACAGCGGCGTTCTCTGAACTTTTGGCTCGTCGCTGAACAGCCAGTGGTTCAGCCACTTGGCAAGCTCGCGTTCGTAGCCGTCGCCCTTTCTCTTTGATCTAGTCATCTCTTTACACCTTTCCCGAATACGAACTTTGTCCTGCCGCCTTTTGGTGACGACGAGGCAGAAAACTCGTAGCTCTCTTTGCGTTCTGACATAGGAGTTGTGTCAGCTACGTCTGAGAAGATGTAGTCGTCGGACAACCCCAGATTTTCATTGATTGCTGTGCATCTGTCACAGATGTATTGCCACTTGGGCATAGTGACAGGCTTCTTGCACTTGAGGCACTTGCGTTCCCAAGTAGTCTGTTGTGATTTGTGAGACGGGGCGATTGCGTATTTCGCTCCATCAAATTCAGCAAGCCCCTCTCGGACGAGTATTCGTTTCAGTGTATCGGTGCAGACTTCCATGTATGCGGCCATCTGCTTATATGTGTATCCATCATCCAGCATTTCAGAGAGTGCTTGCCTATCTCTTTTCGAGATCGGCTTCTTGTGCATACTCACCTCTGCTGTTCTGTAGGAGCGCACCCGTCAGGGGTGCGCGATGTTTCCATACATTTTCTCTCTTGACCCTATTTCCCCCCAATCAGTATAATCCTCGACAGAGGTCAATGACAGACATAGAGCCAAGCCCTAGACGGGCTTGTCTCTTAACTGAACTGTTCTGTACTATACTGTACTTGACCTCAACCATTGCTCTACCTCATATCGTGGGATAGACAATGAACGACTTACATCCTCAACCCCCATCGACTTGTGAATGTGTAACCACACAGCCTGTTGCTTCGGCGACGGGGTATGCACTACATATTCGCTTCCGTCCGCCAGCCGTTCCGCCCAACCTATGTAGTAAGTGCGGTGCAACTCTGTCTGAGTACGAACTTTCCCAAAGGAAATTTGTTGAACCATCTTGAGGCGGCTGTCTGCTTCTAACTGTGCCTCAAGGTAAGTCGTCGCTGTGTATTCCGTGCCATCAAAAGAGCGGACAGTTACATCAGCGTCGTGCAACCCAGCCTTTGTTTTCGATACGTTCTTATCACGGAACACCTGTGTCACCATGACTTGTGTATCAATGTCGGTAAGCTGGGCAGTCGAGCCAGCTTCACGCCCAAGACCGCCCTCACCTGGCTTGTTACGGTGGTGAACCAGGACTACGCTCGCCTTGTACTTAGTCCGTACAGATTTGGCGACGTGGTTTACCTTGAACCACTCTGCGGCATTAGCTTCTTCCAGCCCACCAAAGGCGTTACGAACTGTGTCGATGACTACGATGTCTGGCTTAATCACATCCAACCAGTCACCAAGTAGTCTGAACCCCTGCTCTGTGCCTAAATTCATCTCGCCACCGTCGTCGGCTGAGATAAGTGATGGCGACCACATGTTAAAGTTTTCACCACAATCCCCGAACATGTTAAGGAAATTGCGAAATCTATACAGGACAGTGCGGCTTGGGTTGTCGTAGTCTAAATACAATACCTTCGCAGGCTTTGAACCAAAAGGCCCGAAGCTCTCATTGCCAGAAGCCATGCTCACTAACATGCCCTGTAAGAAGAAAGACTTGCCGTGTCCGTTGTACCCAACAACCTGTGTGATTGTTTCTGACGGGATCACTGGGTCTGACCAGTAGCTGGTTTCGCCAAGTGTTTCAATCAACCTGTCGATGTCACTGCCACGGATAGGGACAAGACGACCTAGCTTCGGCGCTTCCTTCGCAGTGACTATGCGGTTGCCATCAGCATCGTAGTCACCAGGATACGAACGACGATCCATATCAATTACACTGCGTATCTTCTGTGTCAGCCAAGTCTCTGTCTGCTCTGCTGTGTAACCAGTGTCGTCGAAGAACTCGTCATGGAACTTACGGACAGCAGTGTAAAGCGCTCCATCAATGATACCTTGACGTACCTTTTGCCCTATATAACGAACCATCCATATATCAGTGCCATCACCTTCGCGTAGCTTGTGGCCCAAGTGCGCTACACGACGCTTCACTTGGTCGTATACTGGCAGTGTGTCTTCTACCTGTGTGATTTTTACGTTGGCCAAACTGAGATTGCCGAAAGCAAACTCTCCAACTTGTGGTGCTTGAACTGTGTCAGGTGCGCCCTTCCACACAAAGTCTTCCATGTCGTCAAGACTTAGGCCATATCCAACTTCCATGTGATATATGTGCTGGACAGAGTTGTCCTTCATCTTGATTGAAGGTGGCATGACAACATACCCACCATCACCACGAAGGTCTAAGCCCTCTACATCTGGCCAGTTGCGTGTGACGCCGCCGACGTTGTTGGCGAACCGTTGTCCATGCTGTGGGTGGGCAAAGTAAAAGTGTTTTCCACGAGCGGTGTGAACTACAAATGGTGATGTCAGGCTATGCTTCTCTGCATACTCAACAGACTGCTGGTTGTCACAGTCAAGAACAATGACCCCACTTATCGCACCTGTTACTAGAGCGATATTAAAATTGGCAACCACGTTCCCGTTGTCTGTACGAACACCGTTGTCGAACCAATCATCCACCTCTTCTATAGTGGTTGATTGTGTCTGGTATTTCTTCCAGCCAATCAGTGGCTTCTTACTTTGAAGAGAAAGGGGGATGATTGTCCACCCTCTCTCAACGGCTTCTACTGCCGCATTGTGTAGCGCTTCACGCCACTTCTTCATCTCTTCGTTCATGTGAGTTCTCTTCTAAGTATCTGTGTAAGTTGATGGTTGGGTTTGCATAAACTATTCTGGCTAGTAGATCGGTGGTGATACTGTTGGTCTTGACCCATCTATAGGGTTGCGTCCTACTCTTTCCCGTAGCTTTTGCTACTTCGGTAACACCCCCGCAGTCCTCGACTAACCGACGGACATTGAACGTGTACATACCTATCTCCTTTTCATATACATCTGGATACAACCATAATACATCTAGGCACAACCGTTGTCTTAGTTTTCATACATTTTCTCACATATAAGACAGTTGTGTTTAGATGTGTATTTGGTATTGTAACGAGGTGGCTAGGGGGTTTATTTCGGTTTCCTCCCTTCCCTCCTAGCCACAACTACCAACACTGATACGGAGAATTTTGTATGGAAACATGGGAAGATTATGAGCGGCAGACCGAGGCTGAAGGTCTAGCTAAACTGGCCGAAGAATATGGTCAGTTAGCCGCCGAGATAGAACGCCTATCTGAAAAAGCAGAAACCCTAAAGATGAAGATTGAGGCAGAGTTCCCAGCAGATGCTGGCGAATTTGATAAGCAAGCTGGCTCTTACATGGTCACGCTCAATCGACAAGAGAGATGGACTTGGGACAAGGAAATCCTTGAGACCATCTTCGCATCGTCAACCAGCCTACCTGAGTTCGTGCGCCGCACCTACTCAATCGACAAGCGTAAATTCAAGTCACTCGACGACGAGCAACAGCGAGAGCTTTTGCCAGCGCTTACTCGTAAGGGTGGCACAGTAAAAATCACAGTAAAGTCAGGGGGTCTTGGGTAATGTTCCAACCACTAAACACTTCTGACCATACGACATCGTATCGAAAGACGTTGCTGTATGGCCATCACGGCTGGGGCAAGACAACCCAGTTTATTCACTATCAAAAACATTTTGGTAGTGGTTTTATCTTGTCAGGCGAGAGTGGACTTAGCTCAATTCGTGAAGCTGGTATTGACTACTTGCCGTTCACATCATGGGGCAACCCGTCCGAGCCTGACAAAAATCAGTACAGCTTTGTCGATATATTCAAATGGATGCGTACCGATGACTTCAAAGGTCGTGAATACAAGTGGATAGGCATCGACAGCCTGACTGAACTCAGTGACATGAGTATGGCTCATGCGACTAAGGTCGCAGAAGCGGACGCACAGAAAGCTGGCAAGCAAGTTAATGGCTTCCAGATTTTTTCCGATCACGCAAAGAACCTGATCGGTGCGTGTAAGGCTATGCGTGATATGCCATGCCACTTCCTTGTAACTGCTCTAGCTAAAGAGGGACAGGATGACAACGGTAATGTTGAATACTGGCCAATGGTGGCTGGCAAGCAAGCACAGCAACAGCTTCCAGGTATTTTCGACAACGTGTTCTGTGGGGTTCGTCACACATCTGACGCCCACTCAGCAGGCGAAGGTAAGGTTCTGCGGTACGTCGTCACAGAAGAATACAACGGCTGGAAAGGCAAGGTCAGGGATGAAAAGCGAAGACTGAGAGCAGTCGAGCAAACTGGAAACATCGTCAATCTGTTTAAGAAGATGGATATGAATGACGAGGAATTTGAAAAAAGGAGCGAAGCATGAGTTTCACATTTAACAATCTAAACCTCAAGAACATTGAGGTGTCTAATGGGGGTAGCATCCTGCCCGTTGGCAACCACGTTGTCGAAGTCACCGATGTAAAAGGCGAGACCAAGAGAACTGGCGCACAGCAAGTAGTTGTGTCTATGAAGGAGGTTGATGGTGTTCGCACTATCACTGACTGGATCATCGTTCACAATCCCAACCATCCGAAAAACGCTGAGATTGGGCTGTCGCAACTGAAGTCTTTGTGTCATTGGGGTGGCCATCCTGACCCAGACAACCCATTTCCTGATGGAAACTTGTCTGTTCTCAAGGGTCTGATGGTAGGCATCTTTGTCAAAGAAGATACCTATAACGGCAAGACCACCAACAAAGTTACCTCTTACAAAGACCCAAAGCGTATCAACCCTGAGTTCAATGCAGAAGCAATCAAGAACCCATTAGGCGCGGCGGTTGCTAACCAGATGAACGGAGCCGTGAAGAGCGGCCTCGACGACGAAGTTCCCTTTTAGTTGTTGGTGGGGAAAGAGGGGGCGAAAGCCCCCTCTTCTTTAAGAGGATTACATGGACATATCCAAACTCATTGATGACTTCTTCGCTCAAGATAAACGCGAGAAAGCCAGATCATATATCGGTGCTAGTTCTGTTGGCCATGACTGCACAGCCATGCTGTCTTTCAGTCATAGGGGCTACCCCGATACACCCCCAGACCCCAAGTTAAAGCGCATCTTTAGAGATGGTCATCGTATTGAATACGTTGTCTTGGGTGATATGGCAAAGGCTGGTGTCCATGTCATGGATAAAGACCCCATGACTGGTAAGCAGTGGCAGTACACCGACTACCACGGGAACAGTGTGGGTCACGCGGATGGTATCGTCGAAACAGATGATGGCATGGCGATAGTTGAGATCAAGTCTATGAACGATAACAAGTTCAAGGAGTTCTCAAAGAAGGGCGTAAAGTATAGCCACCCTATGTATTTCGCCCAGATGCAATACCTGATGGGGCTGGCTGGCATGGATAGAGCAGTCTTAGTTAGCTACAATAAGAATACATCCGACTACCACCACGAGTGGGTGGACTTCGATATATTTTTTTACAACGCACTGAAGCAAAAGGTTGAGGACATTATCAATGGACTTGGCCAGAAAATTTCTACTGATGAAGCCGACTGGCGATGTCGTGGTTGCTTTAAGCGAGACGCATGTTGGCACGGCGCTGAACCAGAGAGAACCATGCGGACGTGTGGCAACTGCCATGCTTCGACTACTAGCGCAGAGTGGACGTGCAGTAAGGGGTGTACGGATAAGTGTTTGGATTGGGTGAGGTACGAACCACATGCCAAAGCGTAGTGGATGGGAAGGCCCAATACCGCCAGAGATAGTTAACTGTGGCGATATGTGGATTACGCAGAGATTTAAGAAACTCTGTGCCGAGGCGAGTGATGTACTGTTTATGCAACAGGGTCAGGCACGGAAGAAAAGAGAGGAAGAACTCAACAGATCACTTGATGAACTGATAAGGCAGGCGAGGCGCATCAATGAGCAAGAAGAAAATTAACCTTGAGCATAGCATCACTATGGTCAGGGACAGGATAAAGGACATCGAATTTGAGCTTCATTATTTCGGGGCAGAAGCTGGAGACGACGTACCTCTGATAGTCGAGCGACGAAAAGCTATAGACAAGCTACGTCACTTACAAACGGAACTACTACAGGTGAGGTTAGGGATGACCAATGAGACCTAAACTTATAGGATTTGCTGGTAGGCTTGGGTCTGGGAAGACGCTGGCCGCCGACCTTTTATGCGCCAAGTATGGCTTTATGAAAGTTAAATTTGCCAAGCCAATCAAAGACATGATGCGTAGCTTGGGGCTTGATGACCGTCATATTGAGGGCGAGTTGAAGGATGAGCCTTGTGATATTCTTGATGGAGAGACACCGAGATGGGCGATGCAAAGTCTTGGAACGGAATGGGGACGCTCCCTGATCAGCGAAAACTTATGGCTGAACAGGTGGAAAAGGATCGTCGAAGAGAGCCTCAATTTGAACAACAACGTAGTGGTAGACGACTTGAGGTTTCCGAACGAATTAAAAGCGGTGCAGGAGTTGAGCGGCCAGGTGATCGTATTGCTTCGCAACGACGGGAAAGACGGGGGTCACTCGTCTGAGAACACTATAACTCTTACAGATATTCAAGCCGATCTTGTTCTTGATAACAGAAATTGGGATGCGGTGGAACTAACTAGAGCTATAGATACTTGGTGGTTGGGTAACAACTTATACTTATGAGTTTCTTGCGGCGATTAAAGCCGTAACTTATGAGTTTTTTGCGGCGATTAAAGCCGTTACGAATATAAATAGTGCTACTGAACCGACTATCAAGGTCGCCGCAATAGCTATTATCTCTATTATTTCCTGACGTTTTTTCTTGGCGGCGAGAGCATCCTCTTGCCGCTTTTTCCTTATGTCTGCTCGTAGTTTTATTAGCTCTTGCCAAGCACCCATCCCACGAGAATAGATGATTATTTCCCGTAGCTGGTTCTCTAAGTCTTCAGCTTTCTTCTTGGCCATGAAGGTGTCGAGAGCTTCCTCCTCTACAGTACGAAAGACGCTGGACTTTTTCTTATTGTGCTGGTGGGTGATTTCGTCGATGGAGTTCCAGAGTATACCGATCTCTTTGGCCAAAGAGGTGATCTCTTTGCCTGCTGAGACGCCTGCCTTTAATGCACTGAAGGCCGCAACAGCGGCTGTGATTGGCTCCATACCATTTTCCTACCCTAGCACATAAAACCCGAACGGGGTGATTGTGGTGAATCCTTAACTAAAAGGACACAAATCCCACCGTTCGGGACTACAAATTATCGTCATCCCTTTTTGTTTTTATTCGCCCAGTTAATTGAAGATGCTATGGAGTTAGACATCTCCTTTTTCACAGGCTCTTTGACACACTTGCTCTTTGCCTTAGTGCCACTCAACGCGGCAAAGGCTTTCTCGACCATAGTAGGTGGTGTGCATTTAGTTGGCATCATGTCCTCCTAGTCTTTTTAGTAGCTTTATTTTTAGATGACGCTGACGCCTTGCGAAAAGCCGCATCTGTCGGCGCACCTTTGTCGCCTTTCTTCCGCATCTTTTTACCCGAAGCACGTCTTGCACGAATGTTATCCCAAAGACCCCTTGTCATTACGCACCTCGCTTGATTGCGGCTGGAGACTTACGGATGGACAGCTTACTTTTGTTCAGTATGCAAGGGCATGGCTTTGCCAGCATGTTCCCATACTGCCCACCCTTCGCATAATGTGTCGGCCTTTCAGCCTTGCTAACATTACCTACTGACCGTGTTCCTTTTATGACGTGCATTAGTCACCCCATATCTCAAAGTGTGGAGCGTCGATAAACGGACGCTTGCCTTCTGCCCTACGAACATCAATATAACTCGAAGCCGCCCATTCCATCGTCCCGTCAAACTCAGCGATGTTTGCGATATGCCACGCACCACCCCAGCGGACTGGAACCTTGACCTTCTTTGCCGCCTTCTTCATTGCGTCAGCGATGTTGTCGTAGAGGTTGAGTTCCCATGAGCCACGAGAGCCGATGTATGCCATGAGGTCTACGGCCTTGCCCTCTAGGTGCTTAGACTTCATGGTCTGTGACGCACCCTTTTTAACAAGTTCGGCCTGCTCTTCTTCTGTTCGTAGTCCGCAGATTACTCCGAAGTCTACGTCGGTGTGCTTGATTGCTGTAAGTACAACCAGCTTCAGGCGCTCGTCTACGCCCTCCAGCTTGTTGAGACTGCGTTCAGATAACTTGAAGTCACTCATCCTTCATGTTCTTCCTGGCTACGCCCCTTGTTTTTTCCCAGCTTCTCATGCCACCAAGCCCCAACAATGCTAGGGTTAAGCTCATAAGTTCACCTGATTGCAGTTGCTCAAACTCTGGCATTGGAATATCAGGCGCGAATACAGCCGTACCCCACTCGGCCAGAGGCAGAATGAAGAAGTTGGTTAGTAGTCCGAGCGCACATATCCACATGATGGCTGGCCTAGCCCCCGCAACGAACATTGATGCGTGCTTGGCCTGCGCTACGTTAGCTTCGACCTGAGACATTGCGGCTTCGTGAGCATGTTTTTGTGCCATCGTCGCTATGTCGTGCGCCAACTTCTGCTTGGTATCAGCGTCTGGTATGAACTTGTCCAGTAAACTACTTACTGGCCCGATTAGTGCAGATAACATCTGTCTCTCCTGTTTCTCCGTTGCAACACTCTGAGATGTAGAGGTGGCAAACTTGGCATTGTATATGTCCATGCACCTCTACCGCTGGCAGATTGCAGTAACATCTTGGACACTGGTTGTTATCCAGCTTATTTTGTATCGGCCCCTTTTCCTTCATGACCTACCCATATTCCGAAAACGCCTGTGTAAACGCCCATGATAACGCTACAGAAAGCACTCTGACTGGCGCTTGGGTCTCCCAACGACATGAACCACTCAGCACAACGCCATGACATGACGGTGCTGGTTAGCATCATTAGTCTTGGTAGTAGGTTGAGCGCGAGCAGGCGCTTCATTCTGTCACTCATGTTAACCTACCGTTTGGTAATGGGATGCACTTATATGAGACGGGTACGTATGGCGGCATATGCTTGTGAACAAGTGGCCCCATTTCGTAGATACGTTTCACACATTGCTCCTGTGTTGCGTAAGGGCCGCGCTGGTCATGCAGTTCTAAGCAATCTGTCTCACTGCCTATGACGCACGCTAGTAGTACGGCCTTCCACATCATCAGAAACCATCCTTCCCAAAGCCACCTGAGAAGCTATTGCCTCCAAACTTAGATGCCTGTTTTTTCTTCTTGCCTCCAGTTCCCGCCTCGCCAGCTACGCTGTCAACGACCCCCTCTTTGAAGCTACGTATGCCACCAGCTATTGGGATACGACCAACTACTGAACGCACCGCCTCACGACGGCGAGCGTTCTTCCCTTCTTCGTCGTTCATGTAACCAGCAGGGCCAGCGATGAATACGTCATAAGCATCTTCGGCAACGCCTACAGACGGGCCTAAGAAAGCCCCTACTGTTCTGACAAATCCGTACTTACCGTTGTCAGCCTGCTCTGCTGTGTTGTACATAAGCTCGCCAAATAGACCGAATCCACCTATAGCCATCATGCCTTCAAGGTAGTTACCTAGAACTTCGTCAGTCATGCTGTCATCTTCTACACCGACAGCACTAGCAATCGGCGCGAACACGGACTTACTAATGCGGCGCTCTCTCAAAGCACGCTGTTCGTTGTCCTCGCCACCACGAGACTGAACGTAGTCTTTAGACGCCGCACTGGCGAAGCCTAAACCTACGCCTGCTGTTACTAAATATGCGGCTGGCGCTCTGTTGCCAGCCTTCCACTCGTCTATGACGTACTTACCCATGCGAGCCATCATCAACTGGAAGCTCTTTAGCTGGAACAGCATAGACCCCCACGGTGTCTGGAAAAACAGTGGTATGTCATTAGGGTTCGGAGTGAAAATGGTTTCGTTAGTGAACCGCAGTAGCGCATACCGCAACTGCTTGTTAGCCGCCATGTCCGTGTCTTTTATGTCGCCAAGCATCGGGCTGTTTTCAGATAGGAAGTCCACACTTGCGCCTTCCCCTGTCATACCGTACCGCTTCAGGAAACGCTCGGCGGTTTGATACGCAGGGCTTTGCTTCTGTCCAGCCGCCGCCAGTTTTCTTGCTCTCGCAATCTCTGACTTGAAGGCTTCAAAGCCTACCATGCCTGCGATCTCACGGTTCATGTTTGTCCAGGGCGTTAGTAGTGTGAAGTTAAAGAAGCTGTTTTGTAGTTTCTGTGAACCTTCACCAGCCATCTGAACCATGCGGTCATGGAGTAGGTTCTCAATACCAACGCCGATGTTCTTGGCGGCGGCTCTGTAGTCTGGGTCTGACATGTATCTGGTCATAGCTTTTGAGTATGCTTTGAAGTTGCCAGAGCGTATCAAAGGCATACCCAAGTCACCCAAAGATGTAAGGGTTGTGAAAGCCAGCAATGATACAGAGTTAAATGCCTTGACTGTGCGAGATACCTTGTACTCAAACTGGTTTTCAGCAAACTTTTTAAGCGGACGCTTGTTCAATATGTCCATCATCCGCTCTGCTAGTGTTGCTGTGTTTGTGTCAATCCCACCTTGAGGGAAGTCCTTGAGGCCGTTGATAATTGCATCAACCCTAATAAGTAGATTTGGGTCGGCTTGGTCTGCTGGGTCGTAGTGAGCCAGCAACATCCGCTTTGCTTCGTCTATCCTAGCCCCGTCTTGCAGAGCCAGTTGTATGCTTCTCATCAGGTTGTCTGCTTCGTTGTCCAGCAGTCTTAAAGCTGGCACTAGCATCTGCTCAACAGGCGCTTCCTCCTGATACTGGCGGTATTTGTAGACCACTTTTTTGCTTGAGCGCAGTGTCTTTAATGCACCTGTTACGCCTTCTTTAGCTACGTTCATGTAGGCTGAGAAGCCGTGACCAGCAACACCGAACCTGTCAGTCAACGCAATCTTTCGCGTTGTGCTGTCAAAGTATTTTGCGAGTAGCCCTTCTAAGTCGTTGACCAAGAACGCATCCATAAAGTCATACTGCTCTGGATCAAGGTTGATTACGCGATTATAGAATGGATCGCCGACGGCACGACGTAATACGTCATCCCCATAAACCTCTCCATCGCTGTCCATGAGGCTGTTGATAAAGTCTTCGGACTTTTTGTGCGCTTCAGCGGCGTCCAACCTATTGGCTTCAAAGTCTGGGCGACGGCTTTCCTCAAAGAAGAACTGTGCAAAAGCCTTCTTTGCTTTCGATGGGTTCTGCCTAATTAACTCTATGTCCCATTGCTGTGGCACATAGTAACTACCAGGCCCGCGACGAGCGTCACCTACTGGTATGTTGAGAGCAACCATACGCTGGCGCTCTGCTTCAAACTCAGCAATGATCAACCTAGCCGCACGCTGTTCTTGTGCATCCAGCTTACGCACCTCTGCCTCTCCACGACGAATAGCGCCAAGAATACGCTTGTGAGACGGCGGCATATTTTCGAGATTTACCTTGCCTGTAATCCTGTTTGGCAGAAATGCCAGTGAACGGCGAGACCATCTAGTAGCCCAGTTCTTGTTATCTGGCAGTTGCTTCAGGGCGTTCATTATAGGCATGACTTTATCTGCAAGGTCTACGTCGTGACGCTCGTAAACGCCTGCACCGTTCTGCGGTTTAATGTAATCGCCAAGCCACGTTGCACCAGCCTCTCTTAGCTTGGTGCTGTTCTCTCTGAAGTATCCGAATACCGTTGATGACTTCTTGACTGCATCTACATCACTTGCTGTTGGCAGTTCCTTACGCAACATTCTACGAACTGGCGCAACAAGGTCTGGCATACCAGCCTCTTGCAGTTGTCTAGCCACGCCAACCATGTCGTCTAAGTTAATTGGTTGTCCGCGCAGTTCCATTTGTTGCAGAGCATCGCCCGCAAGACCGACAGTTCCTTCGTCGCCAAGCACACTGTAGTACATGCCGCGTCTGTCACTGTCGAAGAAGTCTGCTTCGATATGCTTCATGTTGTTCGGGTCGAACGTAATTGTTTCCTCGAACTGAGAGCCAGCACTGCTGTTGGATATTATGCCTTCGTACCCCTCATCCTTGAGGAACTGAGAAAAGCGCTTCCTGCCGTTAGGTTGGAGTTCTGGTTTTACAAACCTAAAGTTATCGGCACTGCTGTCTGCCATAGCATTGACCATGATTTCGTAGAACTCATCGCCGTCTACGCCATCTGTTTCAAGGAAGTCAGCTATTTGCTGGCGTTGCATCTGGTTAATATACCCACGACGCTGGGCTGAAGAGAGTAAAGAGCTAACGTCGCTAGTCTCGCCAGACCCGTAATCAAACCGCTTGCTAGAGCGCAAGTCGATATGGTTCTTTGTGCGGACAAACATAGGCATGACGCCTGGAGACTTTTTGTTTCCAGTTAGGCGAGCGAACGCCTCTGTAGCGGCCTCTAGTTTGCTAGAGTAGTGGGCCACCCTAGCGTACCCAGCGTCCCCTTCAGCGTGCCAGTGTGCATCTTCGAGCTTTTCTTGCAGAGCTTCTATCTGCTTTATGATTGCTTCTGCCGCTTCAGCCTTTTCACCTTCTAGGTCTTTAGCCATATTGCGGTAAGCGTCTGGCGCTGTACGCTCGGCGTAACCGCCAGCGTAGTCTAGGTTGCGTGTGGTATAGACCCCTGGCCCAAACAGTCCATCATCAGAAGGGATTAGGTATGTGTCTGGGTTGCGAACTCTATCGAACTGATCCATGACAGGAGTGCCGTGGTATTCGATGTAGTCTGCTAAGTCTTCGTCTGGCCCCGCGCCTAAGTATTCACGAAGAAGCAGGCGCTTCTCGTTACTCATGGAGCTAAGTACCTGTCTAGCGTATGGCTTGGCCAGTGCTGGGTTGACTGCTGGGAACTGCGTGGCATTTACCAGTGTCTTGACTGGGTTCACCTTGCGCTTACCAGCAAACATATCACCATGATACAGCATCTGTCGGTACATCTGACGTACAGACTTGTTGCGTATCAAACCATTCGTGACATAAGCAACGTATTCCCACAAACGGTCGGCAAGCTCTAGCAGATAGTTTTTAACTGTAAGGTCGCCGATGTCGCCATTGCCGAAGCGGATGTCGTATATGTTGCCTTTCGCAACCTTTTCCGCCATCCACTGACCCCAACCTTCTACAAACCATTCCTCTGCAACGTCGTTGTCAGTGTAGTTTTCTATTTGGCTGTAGCGCTTTTGTATTTCGATAGCCGCTGGCTGGTTACTCTTCAGAGCCTCGTTGAACCCTTTGAGCATGTGGTCTCTGTCAACGTCGTCAAATGTTGCACGGCTGACCATGTGGCCGATCTCGTGCATAATGTCGATTGGGTCTGTCGAACCGTTTGTAATGCCAATAGCGAACTGCCGCAGTTGTTTCCGAGTGGTGTTGAAAGGCTCACCCTTTAGGTTGGCGGCCTCCGCAAACCCTGCCTTTGCCCCTGCTGGCATAGGTTCGCCAGAAAGCCTGAACAAGTCTTCGGTTGTCATAAACGTGGTTTTGTCTCTGACCAGTTCAGTAGCAGTTCTGCCCATCATGTTGAGCATACGGTACATCATGGTGCGGGCTGTGTACTCAACACGCTTGTCGCGGTGGGTTAGCTTAGTAAGGACTTCCTTGACAGCCGCTGGCGCATCACCTGGCACACCGTTCTCCATGTCAGGAGTGCTACGTTGCGCCGCCTCAATATCTAATGCTCTGCCGACCAAGCTAGACTTAACTGGCACACCAGCTTCTTGCTTGTAGGTGACCATCATATGGACTACGTTTTCGGCCAGTTGATAGTCACCCATGTCGAGGGCTTTGTAGAAGTAGTCGGAAAGAAACTTCTTCTTTGCACCTACGTCCGATAGGTCTATGTCCATCAACCGCTTAACCATCACGGCGGTTGTCGGCGTTAGCTCCATCGCGGCGTCTTCTGGGCGAGCGTTGATACGATGGTAAAGTTCTTGTTTTAGCTCACGCAGTTCTGGCGTATCGTTGGCCTTTAAGTCATTGATACGCATCATAATCTCTTGGTTGTTCATCTCCTTGAGATTACGTGTCACTGGTGGGTCTACGTCTGCGACGGTTGAGTTTCCGAACACGGTGTCAACAGCGTCGTTGATAGAGTTGGCGACCTTGATAGCCATGTCCTGTGCCTTTTTCTCGACACGCTTGACATACTTCTGAGTAGTCGCATTACCACTTTTGTAGACACGGCCAACCTTGTCGATGCTAGGTGCAACGCCATTCGTACTGCGGAAGTTGGTGTTGTAGATACGGATAAACTCGTCAATGCCTAAGTCCAGAGCAACGATCATGTCGTTTGCTTGCTGAACCATAAGCGCTGACAGCTTACCGTCTGCGTCAGTCTTCTCCGAGATTGAGCGCAGAATTGCCGCTTCAGTATCGAACGAGCTTGCCAGTGTGCCGCTGTTATCGCTCGCAAATGCGGCAACCTCGTCTGGGATTGACATCATCCCACCATCTTCCTGCGTTGCGATCAGCCGTGCCAGTTCTGCATTGATCTCTTGGTCTGTTAGATCTGATGCGTCTAGCTTTGACAGAGCGTTAGAGAAGTTCTCATCGTTCAGGAACCGCATAATCTTGTAAGACATGCCGAGCATACGGCCACGAGCGATGCGGCTGTCCATGTATTTGAACGGCTTAACGACCTTACCATTTGGCAAGGTGATTTCTGCTTTAGAGTTGTCGTATAGAGGATTACCGCCCTTGTCATAGCTGTCGAGCATAGTGACACGCTTGCCGCCCTCGACTACGTTGCCGTTGATGTCTGTACGACTAGCGTGCTGGCGTGTTCCTGGGCGTCCACCGAACTTGCCGTATATTTTTTTGGCGGCACGCTCAAGTACGTCGGCGAGGATGCGTGCGTCATGCCCCATAGCACCGCCTTCTAGCAGTACTTGTTCCAGTTCTAGCTGGATAGAGCGCAAGTCATGTAGCTGTTGTGCCGCCATCCTTGCAGACGAAGAGCCTTTACCGTTGGCTTTGGCTAATATCTCGTCAAACTGGTTGGCCATTCTTCGGCCAGAAGACACGCTGTCAGCGGCATCGAACGGATCTGGCATAATGCGGTCAAACATCTGAACCAATTTCTCGTCTAGGGTATCGTCCATACCCATGAGGCGACGAACAAGGCTCTCAGCCTTTCTTCCGATGTCTTGGAACAGGCGTGTCAGCAGGCTTGCCTGCGCCATTTGACGGCGGTTGGCTACATACATAGCAAACTGGTTAGCGAAGAACTCTGATGGGCTACGGATTTCACCTTTGCTGATGCCTGGCAAACGCTTCTTCAGTGCGCCAATGTCAGCACCTTCTGTGCCGACGTAGCCTCTAGCAATTTGCCAGAACTCCAGACGCTCTGCTGGCGTCATCATGTTCTGGTAAGCCCAATGAGCCATCTCATGGGCAAAGTTCATGGCGTCTGTCTGCTTGTTAGATGTGCCGATCAGTATGCTGTTTGACTGTTTGTCTTTTGCCATGTGGCGGCCAGGTTGCTTGAACCCGTACCGCTCGGCCTTATCAAATACTGGCATGGCGCTTTCAAGCATTGCGCCCTGTCTGTTTTCAGAGCCAGCTATCATGTTGAAGATGCTCAGTATTTCAGATATTTCTCTCTGGTCTTTACCAGCAAGCATCTCGTTAAGTTGCTTGTATGATTGCGAGCGCTTCTGATTAGGTAGCTTCACACCATTTGGCGCATACATAGCTAGGGTTTCATACCCAGCCGCAAGCGCTTCTGTGAAAGTATCGAACTGGTCAATGTTCTCGAAGCGATCCCACTGCACGTCTTCCATGTCAGCAAGGAACCGCTGTAAGTCTCCAGCAGTGCGAACAGTTGCAGGCATCCCATTCCGTGTTAGGGCTGGTGATACGTTAGCCATGTTGAGTTCTATGTTGTCCAACTCATTTACATGGGTCGCCCTGTTCTCACGAGCGCGAGGAGAGCTAGGTAAGTCGATATTTTCTGGGGCGATCAACGGCTCAGTTTCGCCAGCCTGACGACCAGTCATGCGCTGGCCGCTGAACCCTACGAACTCGTCGTCAGGGTTTAGTGGGCGGAATGTTTTGACGGCGGCTACTGTGCCAGACTTAACTGGGCCACCGTTTGAATTTACACTATCGACAGACCCGACTACGAACTGGCCTGGTTTCAACCCACCAGCAATTTGAGACGATGATGTCTGAGGAGGCGCACCTTTTTTGCTTGTTTGATTGATGACGCGAGTGCCTTTGTTTTTGCCATAATCTGGGTGCTTCGGGTCAATGATTTGAATTGCCACTAGCTTGCCTTCGGGCATCATATCTTGACTTACACCACGGTCTTGCGGCTTAGTGGTGTCGGCGACCGAGATCGGGTCGGATGACTGCGCCTGGAGAGGCGCATCTTCGACTGAAGCGTAGCGCTGTGTGTTGTGGTAGTCTGGGATTTCTGTAGGCGACGAAGCAAAACCACGTTCTTCTGGGACATTGTTTGAAGAAAGAACTCCATCTAGTTCTTTCTTCAACTGCTGTGCCAGCTTCTTGTAAAGTTCCACTCTGTTGGACGCCATGTCTGACACAATCTTGTCGCCGTCACGACGAGTGATCCTGTAAGTCTTTTCGCCGTCGGCAGAAGTGAACTCTTTGACAGAACCCATTTCCCGCCCAGCGACGAAGAACTTAGTAGTGTCACCAGATATTTTTTGGTACTGAACGTCTTTCGCTAAGTTGTAAGCACGCTTGCCGATCTGGACAATGTGAGCTTCTGGCTCGCCTTTAGGGCGTGTGTCAGGCTTGGATGCCTGAATCTTGTCTTTGGCGTTGTCAACAATTTGACGTGCAGAAGCGGCAACCTCTTCTTTAGGCATACCCTGACTGTGTTCATGCAAGTGAGCCAGTTCTCCCTGCATTTCTTGGTACGCTAGGCTGGCCAACTCTTCCTGGTTGGCGTAATACTCTGCACGAGACAACTCTTCTTCAGAGAGATTGACGTTGAATATTTCTTCCGTCTCTCTGATAAGCTCATCTTGTGGGATGTCTGCCTTGCTTTGAGCGTCTGCATTACGAGCCTTATAAAGTTCGCGCTTCAATTTGCCCAGAGCTTGAATAGCGGCAGTTGCGTTGTCTGCTTCAAGACGCTTGCGGTCAGCAGGCGTCATCAAGTTCATCACTTCTTTAGCACGCTTGTTTAGCTTGGCACGCTCCTTCTTCAGGGCGACAGCTTTCTCAGCATTACCTTGACGCTCTGCGGCACGCAGATCGGAATTGATACCACGCAGGCGGGCCTGCACTTCTGCGTAACGGCGTACATGAGACGAACGGTCAGCTTCGATTTTGTTAGCTACTACTGTGGCCTTGTCTGTGTATACGAGAGGCTCATACTTCTCTTTCAAGTCCAGCTTGATAGTTTCTGCGTCTGTCCCTTTCGAGCCAGTCAGGGCTTTTGCACGCTTTAGAGCCGCCTTTAGCCTGTCATTAGCTTCGTCCAACTTGTCGCTGTACTTGGAAAGCACTTGGTCTTCGAGGTCAGACAGCAAGTCTTGTGGGCCGTCTGGGTTGTCCTCCATTCTCTGGACAGCTTCAATGTAACCAGGTGTGTCGATATTTATTCCGTCGTCAATCTGCTGGTCGTATGCTTTGGTTGCTCTAGCAACTGCGCCTTCCGCAAGACGAATTTCTTTTGTGACTTCCTCAAGCTCTCGTGGGTCTAGTACGTTGGTTCTGCCTTCGTCTTTGGCACGTTGAGCCGCTTCGATGCTACGATCTCTTAACTCCTCATCAAAAGCACGAGCCTTTGAGGTGTTGTTTTCTAGCTTAGATACGTCAAGCTGGATGCGTGCGCTTTCAGATGCGTCGTATAAGAATGTCTTGCCATCTTTTACGGTGCGTATTGTTGTGAAAGTGCGGCCACTGAACCCCTCTGGCACTTCGCGCAGGAAGGACTGGATACGGCCAACCATCTTGTCGCTTATGTTGCGACCAGAACCTGGACGCCCATTGCCCATAGTTACGTTGCGGAGGTTATGCTGTACACGGCCAATGTGATCTCCGTGTCCCTCTTTAATGGCTTTCTCGTCAATGTCTATAGCCCGCATACCGCGTGTTGCCAGCATCCGTGTGCTGTATACATTGCCAAGCGGGTCGGTTGCTTGATACGCCTGCATCTGCAAGAAGCGGTCAAGCATCGCATCCATCTGAGTGGCGATAAGTCTTTTCGCGCTTTGCTCTGACAGCTTGCCAGTCTTCATAAGGTTGCGGACGGCGGCTTCTCTAAATGCAGTCCACTCAACTTGCATTTCTTTCGGCAAGGTAGCGATCTGTTGGCGGACGAACTGCGGCATACCGTCATCTGGTGATGGCAGGATACCTTTCTGTGCGTTAGCCCAGAACTCGGCAACCATGTCATAGAACCCACCTTCACCGTGTCGGTTGCGTACAACCTCCAACATCTCGTCGATTGTAGCCATGCCCATGAACTCGTTTTCGATGTCCATTGCATAGCGAGCAACGCCACGCTTGCGCCATTCACGGTGAGCGTTTTTGGTAGGCTCGCTGAGAGCTTCACCTACTGTGCTTTCGATCAGGGCGTCAGCTATTGTCTCATCAAACAATTCGTCGCCTGCACCAGTCAGACCTTGAGAGCGGTTCAGTATGCCCTGCCATTCGCGCTGACCACGAACGATGTTTACTGTCTCTCTGAATACCTCTCTGCGTGCTTCTGTGGCGGCTTTACTTTTGCCTCTTGGAAGTGACGCAATGATAGCGTCTACGGCTGGGCGCTCCATACCGAGGCTAATAAATTCAAAACGAATATTAGCCAGTGTTGGCTCGAACTCGTTGTCGATGAAGTCTGTGATTTGTGTATTAACATCTATTACTGGTTCTGGAGCCTGTGTAGTCTGAGCCTGCGCCGCTTCTGGTTGCGCTGTATCTTCAGCCAGTACGGTTTCTTGTGCGGGTTGCTCTGGGTTTTCGTTTAGGATGTCGTCGTTGGCCTGCTTTGCTTCTTCAGCTTGGCGAGTGGCCAGAGACTGTTGCTCTTCTTTTAGAGAAATAGCCTCCTGCTCTATAGCGTCCATACGATTTTGAAGGGTAAGACGCTCTGGGTTCTGCGTCCCGTCTTCAAGAGTTTCTGGCATTTGAGCCATCTCACGCTCAAGGCGTTTACGCTCGTAAGCTATGCTACCCTTCTTGCGTCCGTCTAAGCGTGAGTTAATTTGTGCAAGACGCTCGTCAGTAGTTGGCGCTTCTGGCTCTGCCTGTGCGCCGCCAGTTGGTGCTTCTTGTTCAGGTTCTGGCGTTGCTGTTTGTGCGTCCTGCTCTTGAGGCTGTGGACGGAACTGTTCTTGCTGACCAGGACGTGTGTCTTGATCCAGTGATACACGTTGCCCAGTGCCTGTTGTTGCGACTGGCGCGACTGTAAAGCCTTCGCCCTGTACTGCCTCGTCCAGTAATTCGTTCGGGCTTTCGAGAATACTATCAATTCTGTCTGCGGCCATAGAGCCGCCGTTTTGTAGCTCAGTGCGGCTTTGTGCTACGAAGTCTCCGTAAGCGTTATCACCGTTTCTGATGCGCTTGTTTAAGTCGTCTAGTTCTGGGGTAGATCCAGTCTTACCTTCTGCTTGTAGGTTAGCCGTAAGCTCATTCGCCTGCGCTTGCAGTTTTTCTCTTGTTCTAGGCCACTGGTTGATCCAGTTGATACGGTCGATTTTACGCTGTGCCGCGCCAATATCTTCGCCTTCGATCCTATCGGCTTCTTGAGTGTTACCTTCCTGCCTGGCCTCTTCCCGCGCCGCTCTATGTTCTTCAAGCTCTTGCTTAACCTTGTCCTCAATGCCAGACATTACTTCGGCTTCGCCAGCCTGACCCCAATCAGGAGTTGCTTCTGTTTCTGACAAGTCGCCGCGAACGCTAGGCTTTAACTGTAGTCCACCATCTGGAGTTACTCTTCCTGTGCGGTTGACAGCCGCGTCAGCCATGCCACGACGGATGGAGTTCAAGTCCATGTTTGTGCCGACTTTTTCGCTTAACTGCTCCAAGCCTTCTCGGCTGAGTTGGGCTACGCCTTGTTTTCCAGCCTTTCTTGCGTTCTTGTCGTCAAAGACAGAACCCATAATCTTGCCATCTCTGGCTTTGCCAAGTAGTCCAGTAGGTGCTACCGCACCAGCAAGACCCATAGGAACACCAATCGCTCCACTAAACGCCGCACCTTGAAGAGCCGCGCCGCCTGCCCGTAAGAGAGATACGTCGTCTTGCAATCCGAGTGCTACGTTTCTGTTTTGGATACCGATGTCAGCGATACCTTCTGTGATACCGCCCGCGACGGCTTCGCCGACGAAGCCTGCTTTGGCCGCGCTACCTAGCGCTTGCCTCGTTATAGCGCCTTTAGTTATGTGTTTACCAGCCTGCTTTGCGGCTGTACCAGCGGCAAGGCGAGCGGCCTGCCCACCAGCACCGAAGCCGATAAGGTTCAGGGGGTCAGAGAGCATTGCCGCGCCAGTCTCTGCAACCGCTTCTAAGCCACCATCAACACCGAATGGAAGCGCATCATATACCTGTTGGATGCGGGCTAGTCTCATAGCCTGTGCGTCGTTCGCGCTGTAAGCGTCATACACATCTCGGCCTATAGAGATGGTGTTGTTGTTACGCCAGCGTCTGTCGTTTAGGTAGTATTCGATTGCTTCGTCTGAGGTCGAGAAAGACTTGCCGTCTCTTTGGCCATAGTAGTCGTACAGGTCTTTTAAGAACCTGTTGTCGCCCAAAAGGTTTTTTGCTGTATCTTCGTTGAGGTTTGATGCGTAGTCTTGGCTAGTATAGCCTTCTGTGCGGCCTGTGTTTCCAGTGTACTTATTAAGACCTTTGCCTTTATGTTCGTATGGCACTGCGATACTCCAGTTTTCTCAGTGGTTATTTGAACCACTAAAATATCTGGAGTTGCAGTAGCTAGTCGTCCCTATCCTTGAAAGTCGCCGTCATTCAGTGCGCCTATTCCGCCCGAAGACCCTGGACGACCAAGTAGGATGAACAGTTGCCTGTCACTTATGTTTTGGCCCTGCGCTCTATACTGTGCGCCCATCTGCATAATTATACTACTAATCCAATCTCTTGGCGTATCAAACGGCCCGCCAGGTCGCACGCCAATAGCAGGGTCTGGGAGGAACCCAAGCACTGCGTCGTTTTTGCTCTGCATGTTGCCAAGCATCCACCCCGCGTTGTTGATTGTAGGACTTGGCCTTTGATTTGATTGCGGGCCTGAATATAGAGGAGGCATAGGACGGAGTTGCGCCGCAGACTGTTTTGTGAAAGTTCCTTTGTCTGCGTCCCAACGATACATTTCCCCAACGACGAGAGCCTGACCATCTGTGTCCTTATAGCTTTGTGCGCCGTTTTGAGCCTTGTATAAGTTACCTGTCGAACCTTGTAGGATAAAAGCGGGCGAGTTAATCGTAGATGGACGTGGGCCTTTGTTCTTCGGATCTTGGAGCATTTCCTCAAGCTGTTTAAGAATGGTGTTTTTGAGACCATCATGCTTGCTTTTTATCTCAGCCTCACTTAGCCCTCTGAACGCCCCTCTACTCTCTATGGCGACCTCTAAGTCAGCATCTAATTGCTCTTCAACGTCGTTAATAATCTGTTGCTTAATGCCAATAATTTTATCTGGAGTGGCGTCGAACGGCAGTAAAGGCTGGCCATTTTCGTCTTTGGCCACGCCTGTAAATATTTCCTCCACGAAAGCATTGAGCCTGGGTGTCCAGTCTTCTTTTTGTTCCCCAATGTACACGTCTAGGTTCTTACCTGGTGGTATATGGTTTGTACCGTTTTCGCGCATAAACTTCGTCTGGAACGCCTGCTCGCTCATAGCGTAGCCATTTGAGAGGAGCCAGTTCTTCATTATTGCCGCGTCTTCAGCAGATCCCTTCTGCACAACTTCTGTGCCAAACCTCTGCTGTAAAGCATTTGCAACCTGAAACGCATCTTGGGTCAAGACAAAGCCTTGTTTCAAACTGCTCATTACGGCGTAACCAGCACCGCCTTCCTCAAACAAGGACATCCCAGCAAGTGCGTCTACCTGGCCTTTGGCGGCCTCTACTGCCGCTTCTGCTTTTGCATTTAGTTTGGACTGCTCTTCATTCCAGTCAGCTTCGTACTGGTTGCCTATAGCCCTCTCTGCCGCTTCGATCCAGAATTTGAACTCGTCACTATCGGCTGTCACTTCGTCGAGGAAGAACCTCTTTCTAGCCATATTGAAAGCGGCAAGCACGGATTCGTCATCAAACCCTTTAGCGGCGACTGTTTTAATAAACTCGCTGTCAGAAGAAAGGATGTGAGTTCTAAACTCCTTCGTGTTCCCTTCAACAAAGAGATAGTCTGATTGTTTTTGTCGTTCTAATAGAGATGCTTTAACGGCTGTGAGTAGTGCTTTGTACTCAGTGCTGTTAACTGGCATGTTATATTCAGCACCAGCAATGATTTCTGCCGCTATCTTTTCAAGTCCTTTATCATCTAGCCCGCGTAACTTGTCGCCACTGTAGTTGACCACAAGTTGGTTGGCCTTCGCTGTGGCCTCGGCTGTTTTGCTGTCCTGCCGTTGCTGGATCAAAGTGCCTACCATGTTTTGCTTCCATGTTGGTAGGTTGTGTGCGCCCATGATAGTGTTTGCTTGGCCTAAGTCGTCCACGTCTTTCAGTGTTGTACTTGCAAAATCATAAGCGGATTGGGTTTTCAAGGCAGAGTGCTGTTCTAGGATGTTGGCTGACCAACGATCCCACAAACTTTGACCAAGCTCTGGCCGATCCTGAAAGCTCTTCATCCAGTCCTGGCGCATCAACTCCTTGTCTTTGCCATTGGTTACGTCTTTGTCGAGATGGAAGTTTAGGAAGCTGTCCCAGCGCTCTTGTTCATCTTTCTGGCGTTTGACTTCTGCGGCTTCTTCCTCGCGCCGAGTATTTAGCGCACGCATATTAGTACGGTCGGCTAGAGAACTCATCATAGCGCCTGACGGGAGGTCGTGCAGGAAGAAGGCGTCACTGCCAGCTAGGCCGCGACGATACTTGTCTAGCTCTTCTGCCGTGACATCCTCACCCATTTCCGCCTTCATCTTGCGGTAAGCTAAAAAGTCTTCACGATTTCGCTTACGCTTATCGTAGATACGGTCTTCTTGCTTGTTGAAGGCGTCGGTCGCCGCTTGAAAAAACTTTGCCATGCTCTAACCTGTTAGGTCTGGTTCTTGCCAGTCAGTGCGTTATTACGTGCTGTCAAATCATTCACTTGTGTCTTTAAGTCGTCTACCTGTTTCTGTAGAGGATTTGTGTAAGTGCTTTTGCCAAGCATGTAGTCCATGTTGCCCATGTACTTATCAAGGTTTGCTTGTGTCGTTCCCACGTTGCCTGCACTATCGACCGCAGTTTCTCCCATTTCTGTGCGTAAATTTTGCGCCGCTGTCTGAGCATTATTGTAAACTGTACCCGCGTTCGTAGGTAGCACACCCTTGAGGTTATCAATCCCACTCTGATAGCCTGCACCCAAGTCTGAATAGACGTTCTCGCGTCCCTCCATAAGCGTCTTTTGATTAGCGCCAACTCTGTTAATAGCGGCATTGTATGCCTCCTGGTCAATTTTACGCAGTTGACTTGCGTACTCTTGCGACAAGTCTCGTTGTGTATCTCTAAATCTGTCCGACCCATCCATGCCTTTGGATATAGCGTCGGCGTATCCTTGCGAACTAACCCTGTCGATTGTGTTGTTCAGGTCGTCCATATACATCTGGCGTATCTGTTGGTAGTTCGTGTTGATGTCGCCTTGAGTGGCCGTAGGCATTGGCCCCATAGCTTGGCGAGCTTGGTTGATTGCGGCTTCAAGCATTTGTGAACGGTTCACAATACCGCCACGTATAGCGCTTTCTTCAGCCGCCCTCTGAGCCGCTACCCGTAGCTGTTGGTTAGCTATCATCTGCTGTTGAGCTAGGGCGTTTTCGTATGCTTCCCTGTCTCTGTCAGCCTGCTTCTGAGCTTCATATACGTCGTAGCCAGCGCCAAGAGTTTGCGCCCACATACCAGCGCGGGTCGGGTCTCCATTCGCATTTGTGCCATATAGGGCATTTAAGCCCTTACCGAGCCACTCACCAAAACCACTAGCCATTAAGACCTCCTACAGATACTTCATCCCAAACCCACTCCTTGCAGTAGTCAGGTTTCTGGACAGTGGGCCACGAGCGGTGTACATCGCCTGTGGGTCGTTCGGAGAGAACGCAATAATCTGTTGCTGACCAGAAGTTGGCAGAACGTAGTTTACGTCTGGCACAACCGACTGACCTGGCCCTAGTGGCGGAATATTAGGGTCTAGCTGTAGGTCAGACTGCGCTTGAGCTACGGGAGTTTCGGTTTGTTCAGCGCCTGGTGGCGGTAGGTTTTCAACAACCTGATCACTACCCCCTAGCGCTCTTGCGCCAAACCCCTGCTGTCCCACACCTGGCTCACCGCCTGGTACGGCAGAACCCATCTGCTGTTCCACAACTTGATCCATAGGCGTTTCGCTTGCATAGCCTTTACCAACGCCCTTCAAGAACCGACCACGTTTACCTTCAGCAAACGGCGATGCGCCAGACAATACGGTGCTGTCACCAAGAATTGATGAAGCGTCGCCGATAAATTTCTTTTCGCCGAACGGGTCTCCTACGTCTTTACGTTCACCCTCACGAAATTCCGTCGCCTGACTTTCACTCAAGAAGTTGGTGATGTACTTAAAGTTAGGCTTGTTGTTAGGGTTGTCGGTTTGGACATTCATGCCGTTGGGGTTGTAATTGCTGTCACCGACGCCGCCGTTGCCGTCATCGCCTGTAATATTGTTCGGATTTTTTGGCCCGCCGAATCGAACAGTTTTATTTGTGTTTGGCACATAACCCCGTGGCGGGCCGTGTGGCTCATTGTACATAACCCCGCCTCCGTCTGTTGGACTATTACCCATTTTGTATCTCCTTTATGCAAACATTATGTTGCCGAAACCGCCACGTCTTTTAGATCTGTCTATCTCACCTTTAGTAGATGCTCTAAATGTAGCAGAACCGAAGTCTCTATTCTTCCCTTGCGTCAAGTAGTTACCGAAACCCCTGCCGCTAGTTGCTGGCGAGAGATAGGAAATCGGGGAAAGGTAGCTCTGGCCTGTTGTGTTTTGACCGTCTTCAACGATGTTCTTGATATTGCTATAGAGTGCGTTCCATTTTGTACCAGTGCCTGTCGACTGGTTATTACCATCGTCGTTGTTAGCGCCGCCATTATTGTTGTTGGACGACGCTTTATCAGCGAATGTTGAGTAATCTGCACTAGATGTCCCATCTTTCATTGAGCCGTCACCAGTAGTGGTTCCTATCTTCTGGTCTCCTACGGCCAAGTTCTTGGAAAGCTCTGCCTTCGCATCTTGAAAGAAATTTGTTGATGGGTCGCCACTACCTACGGACGAAGAAAATGATGAGCCGCCAGACTGCGATGCTGAGTTCTGTGCGCTACCATCAGTGACTGGGTCTGCGGCCAGATCAGACTGAACTGTTGTTGTGGCTGTACCTTTAGGCGCAGTTCCTTTACCCGTGTTTACGTTCGAGTTCAGTTGCCCATTATTCAAGTCGATAGTCATGTTCACAGTGCCATCGACGCCAGCGTCTGCAAGTTTGTCCTTGATCGCCTTGTTGACGAATGCCGCACTAGCGGCGGCTCCTGTGCCAGCAAGATATGGGTTGTTGGTCTGATCATAAATTGTTTGGCCGATAGGCTTACCGACAAGTGGGCCTAGAAGTTGCGAACCAGCAAAGCCAAGAGTATCAAAATTTACGTCGAGGTTGTTTGATCTAGGGGCGTTGGGGCCAAACTTGTTCCAACCACCTATCTGGTCGCCAAGGTTGACTGACGTGTTTGTTAAAGCACTACCAGGTATGCCGCCAGCATAGACCCCGCCAGCCATCAAACTGAGGTTTGCCAAGTTCTGCGCGGCGTATTTACCGCCAGATTGGATAGTCAAGTCGCCATTCGGCAATATGCCCAAGCGTGTTCCACCCAAGCCTTTACCTACGTTCAAGTCATAGCCGAATGGATCCCACCCTTTAGCACCCGTCTGACTGTTGAAGCCTTTTGCAAACGCTTCGGCCATCTGTTGGTTGGTAATTTCGTCAGACGTGTTAAAGTTCTTCCAGTCCTTAAAGTTGCCACCACCCAAGAAACTTAGGTCATAGGATTTATTGCCATTTTCATCCTCTTGCTCGCCTGCGGCAACTCTTGCGCCTAGCTGTTCTAAGGCGGCAACCCTGTCCTCTACGGATACGCCAGGGATTAAGCCAGACCCTATGATAGATAGTTGCTGGTTAGTGCTGTCTGAATTATAGTTAATCCGACCATTGTCAACAAAATACTGTATGGCATCAACGAGGTCTTGATCCTTTTTGGTCAAGGGTTCGTTGTCGCCGTAAGGGTCATTGGTTGGTATAGGGGCGGCATCATCAATTTGATAATTATTGTTGGGCGGCTCGTAAGCGTCAAATTCCCAGTTGTCCCAACTCTCTTCGCTTGGGTCGTTGGGTGCGTTGTTACTGCTGGTTTGCTGGTTGTCGTATGCGTCGTCAGTGTTGCTGGCGTTGTTGTTACCAGAACCCTGTGTTCCGTCAGCGCCTGCTGACTGGTCGCCGCCTACACCAGTGTAGACGTCACCTTCGTCGTAGAAGGCAGGAACACCATGCACAGGTTTACCCGCGCCGCCGAGAGCTTTAAGGAGCGACGCCTCTTTGTCGTTGATGTAGGCGAGCATGTGGTTTTGACCCTTGATCTGGGTGCGACGTGGGGGCGGCCCCATAACTCTCATAGAATTACCAAACATCTAAATAACCTTCCTAAAACATTCGCCAGCTTTAGTGTACCCTAGTTTCTTCATAAAACCGTCCCACCTGTCGCCCTGCCCGTGAGAGGTTGGGTTAAACGCCATGTGGCATACGTCCATATCCCTGCACCATTCTTGCCAAGCCTTCATAAACCTTAGAGCGGTTACACCTCCGCGTTTTTCAGGCGACACGAACATGATTTCTTCCGAAGAGCATCTGTGGTTTTCGGCAAAATACATCCGAGAAGCGACAGCCACAAAGAACCCGTAGATCTCATTGCTAGACAGGTCTTCGGCAACGAGGACGAGCCTGTTCGGGTCTGCAATAACTCGCATTGCAAACTCCTCAGTTCTCTCTTTTGAGAATGGTATCCAGTTCCAGTACGATGACTGGTGGAACCGTTCAGCCAAATCAACACAACGCCCCACATCTTCTTCTTCCGCAAACCTAATCACATGTATAGAACCTTGCTACCGAAACCACTTAAGTCACTCCGACGGCTTTGTGCTGAGATGCTTTTGCCGAAGGTCGGACTGTATTGAGGCCCAGCATCGACGTAGCTTGTGCCGCCATCCCTATTATCAATTTCGTCTAAGTAGGTGACGCCTTCTGGTTTCTGCGCCCCAGTGTAAGCAGGGGGAGTGGCCGCAGGCAGTGTCATTGACAGGTTAGCCTGTTCGTTGTCAGCGCCGTATCCGACAGGAACGCTATCAAGTATCTGACCGTAATTGTTTGGCAGAGGGTTAGACGGCGTGTATGTCGGTTGCGGGTCTGGTGGTGGTTGATAGGCGTTGTATGCGCCATACCCGCCCATAGCCCCAGATAGAAATTTCTGTGCTGTAGAGATTTCTGCGTCAGAACCCATGCCCGCAAGACCATAACCAGCCGCACCGCCGATTGCGGCCTGAAGCGCTTGGTCATTATTAGCACCAGCAAGTTTAGCCGCACCGTAAGTCCCAACACCCATCAGGGCTGACTGAGTTAGGTCGCTACCTAGTGGGTCGTTGGCCCAGTCCTGTGCGGCTTGGTTGATTGTGTCTTTAGAGCTATCCCATGCGTTTGTCGCTACATCTTTACCCCAGTTCCAAAGGTCTATATACCAGGGGTCGTTGAATTGCTGGATGTTAGTATCTTCGTTATAACTTCCGCGCTCACTGCCGACGACGTAGCGCTGTGGGTCTAGCCCTGATTTTGCTGTGGCAAGCTGTACGGCCATAGCAAGTTCTGGGAAGTTTTGCTGAACACGGTTCGGAATAACCATTTCACCAGACTGCCCGTATAGCAGGGTGTCGTCGCCGCCTTTCATTGAAGAGTAGTGTCCCAGCAACTCGTCAGCATCCATGAGCTTGCCAAACCCGTCGTTGCCAGAGTTCATAATGTCGTCGCTGATTTGATTACGCTTCTTGCGTATTTCATCAAAATGCTTCTGCTCGTACTCTTGGTAGTCTCTGATAGACGGCGCATCTGGGTCAGTGCTTAAAGCATCAAAGCCAAGACCACCAAGACCAGAAGGCATTGATGGTATCTCGTCGTCGTGGCCTTGTAGCATACGGGTAATGATGGACATCGGGCCGTAATCATCCAAAAACTCACGTAGGCCGTAGTTCTCCTCATCACGAGGCTGGCCGCTCATTGTGGTATTTTTTCTGTCAGCCATTTAAGCCCCCTTATACGTTGACAGTTGCCGCCGCGATGCCCATTTCAAGTGAGGTTGCGGATGTGGCGCTTGTCACAACAAGCTCAAGTCTGCGTCCTGCTGTTGTCGCGTCAATCTCAATGATCGTAGCCAGAGATATAGACTGGGCTGTCGATGATACGCTGTATGTACTACCTACAACCGAGCCATCAACCGCAAGCTGGATTGTGCAAGAGCCGCCAGCCAACTTGAAGCTGATGCCGTCGATGCGGATTGTCTGTTTCCAGAGCCGTGTGATGAAGTAAGTCTTGTTGGTTACGGTAGCAGAACTGTCCTCCCATACGCTAAAGAATGGAATGGTTACAGTAGAGAATGTTTCTGGCAACTGGCTTACTGGCAACTTACCAGATGTATCCAGCGTGGCCACACCGTTTGCCGCACCCATATATGTCTTTGGTACGAGTGAGGAGAAGTCGATGTCACCATATTCAAGCGATGTGCCTGTGCCGTTTACACGAACATACTGCCCAGCGTTGGACTGGACGAATGTTGGTAGCGAGCTTTCTGGTGATGTTGATAGCCACTGCACGCCGTCATAGAACTTCAGAACTGCTGGAACCTGTGAGATGTCCAGCCATAAGTCCCCAGTTACTGGCGATGTAGGTGACGTTAGTGAGTTGGTGATGTTTGCCTTGCCCGCAAGAGAGGTAGCCAAATTGGCTACTTTGGACTGTGGGATGTCATCGTTGTCGATGGACAGCTTTGAATATTTAATAAAGCCGTTAGCGTCTGTGTACTCATCCTCGAACATTAAACCAGCAACGGTCTTCAGTGACTGGTTCTCGACTGTGATAACAGTAACCTTGTCGCCTGAAACAAGCGGGTTATTTGGGTCGAGGAAGGTGATTGTGTTCGCTGTTGCTGATGCCAAGTAGTCGGCATTACCGCCTTCTTCTTGCAAAACACCGTTACGCCATACGAGGATCTTCTCGTCTGCTGTATGCACGAATGAGATCAGGGTAGTTGTACCACTAATCTCTTGGTCGTCGCGGCGGAAGTTTGTTACCGCCTGTGAGCGCACAGAATAGATAGTAACCTTGTCGCCATTGGCTAGGGCTGGGGTTACATTCTGGACAGTGACGGTGTTGTTGGTGGTATTAAATGTATACTGCGCCGCAGTACCAGCAGAGGTCAGGTCGTGTAACAAAATACCGTTGAGGTATACTACGATGTCTGCTGTCCCTGGATCGAATGAGTAGTCAACAACAGATACAGGTGAGCCAAGAGTGGCTGTAGCTGTAGCGCCAGAGCCGTTACCGCCTGTGAACGTGACAGTTGGGGCAGAGGAATACCCAGTGCCAGCGTTCGTGATTGTTACGGCTACTACTTCGTCGTTTAGTGTGCCGCCCAGCGTGGCTGTACCAGTGGCTTGTGTGCCAGCAGGATCGTTAGGTGCGCTGAATGTAACTGTTGGCGCGGCTGTATAACCAGAGCCAGGGGCAGTTACAGTCACGGATGCGATAGGTGCGCCGATCTCAATGTCCTGACGGTTGAAGAAGAACGGGCCTTCGACGTTACCGACTGATGCACCAGCAGGGCCACGCAAGTCGCCGATGTCAGCGATGGTTGCCCACCCCTCTTCTTCACCATTGTACTGGCCAATGCGGTACTGAATACCTACCTGTGCGTCCAAACGCATCTGGACTGGGCCTCTGAATACGCCTTCTTCGTTGAACAAGATGCTAAACAACTCGCTTATTGTCTTGTTTCCAAGCTCCGCTGAGTTGATATATCGTATCAAGTTCTCAAAATCTGTATGGATGTTCCCGCTATTAACGTAGTTTTGCGGGTGCTGTTGTCTAAGTCGTGCCATTTATCCTGTCCTCACTGTAACGGCAAAGCCAATTATTTTTAGAAGCCCCTTACCTCTTGTAGTAAAGCGGAACTGCACCCCACGATAACGATGCTCGAACTTCCTTTCATACTGTCTACTTAACGGGACATCGGGGAATTTGTCGTCCACCCCGTCATCTTCGATGAGGAACTGCATGGATGACATATATCTTCCACGCTCATCGAAGGCTTCCACCTGTAGCTCACCTTTACCAGTTGCTTGCAGGATGAAACTGTAACTTTCCTTTATGTCGTTGATAGCGCCTTGCCACAAGATAGGTGTAGTAACCACCATCTCTGGGCTGTATTCGACAACCTCTTCGACTTTGTTTTGCTCCCATACGCCGCCAGGTGTGCCGAGAAGCGTCACGCCTCCAAGCGTCTTCCCACAACGTACATTCAGGAAGTCTCCTGAAGACCACTTACTTTCTCCACCCGCCATTGGGTTGAGGGTTAGTGTAAGCCTCTTGGAAATCAGGTCAGATATTGGGAAGTATATGTGGTACTGGCCTTCGTCTTGGTCAAAGTATGCAGATATTTGCTCAGTATCATCCACGCTCCTGACGTATGAGCGGTATAGCAAGTCAATCTTGTTAGACATGGGAATGGTAAAGATGGTCACACCGTTTGTCTCTGAACGACGTAGAGAGTGAACCCCATCCCGTGAACAGAACAAAAGGTCAGCGCCAGCCTGGCAAATGGTGTTGTGCGAGATAGTGCCCACTTTGATGTTTGCTTTATCGTCAATCTGCCAAAGCGTGTAGTCAGGGTGCAGTTGATATACAAGTGTTTGGTCAAACGTGAACACGGCAAGGCGGCTGTTCTCGAACACGCCTAGCCCACGGATTTCGTCGGCTGTGCCAATCACGTTGGCCACGTCGATGTCTGAGGCTTGTGTAACCTGAACTGCGGCTGGGTCTTCGTCTAAGGTGTAGATGTCTTCCTTATCCACACGACTAAAGTCTATGAGCGTCCGCCGACCTGGCTGTCCAGCAGTTGCAAGTCGTCTCTGCACAGCGACTACGTAAGCTGGTCGTGGGTCACTGTCTGCCTCAATTTGCTCGAACTTGAAACCGTCGTATGTATACATAGGGTAGTCGCGTGAAGCGAAAACCACCTTGTTATTGAAGATGGTTGATGTGACGATTGATGTCTGCGGGTAAACCTCAAAAGCCTCGTGTCCGTTAGACTGTGGCTTCACGTCTGTTCTGTTTGCGTACAGATAGTAGTCTATAGACTGTGCGTCTAAAAAATCGTTGAAGTATGTAAGGTCGCCAGCGGCTGACCCGCTTGAAGAAACAGTTACCCTGTTAAAGACTTCATCTACAGCTACTTCTATCGTGGCTGGAGACCCACCATCGTCTGTGGGTACAAGAACTTCTGCGTTGTCTACGGCTATGCGAAGCACATAAACGGGCGTTCCTGTCGCGTCATCTCCCCATGCAAGAGATGTCATGTCTGGGTAATTCGGGATGTCTTTAAACAAAACATCGTAGTATCTGAAAGTGCTTGTCGGCCTTGCGTTACCTGTTGTGTCATCAACTATGGTTTGCGTAACTGGATCCCACTCGACCTCAATAGTTCTCTGTGGGTTATCAATGGATCTCTCAGACTTTAGACTTGTGCCGCCGCCGTCTTTCTGCGCCCATACGGCCAGATCTCTACCAAAGAATGTAACATGTGTTATAACGGCGTCGCCAGGTGTGCGCTGTGTAGCGCCTGGGTCACGCACGATAGAGCCTCGCCAATCAGCGAAGCCGTTGGATATGTCCAACAAGTGTTGCTTCTGACCAGTGTCCAAAGCGCCTTTGTCGCGTGATGCGTCAATGCCCTGGAAATCCTCGTAAGGGTATACTTTGGTCTTAACGCCTGAAGGCGCATAAGTAGTAGACATTAACGTCTCCTAGCGTCGTATCCCTGCGTCCCGCTTGGGGCTTGCGATTTATCCATAGGAGAAACCTCAATTTTGCCAGAGCCAAACTTGCGCTGGAATAGGATGCGGTTCATCATCTTGAAATACATTGGCCCATACGCCTCAATCTTGTTGGACTGTTGCTGGACTGAATAGTGGTACAAGAGACCAGACACTATGACGCTATCTGGTATCTCGCGTTGTTCTGACGGATGCGTGTAGTAATCAATTTCTGGGTTATCCCAGTAAGGATGGCCACGCAAGTCTTCGATCACGAGATTGGCAAATTCGACGAACATCATCATAACTTCGCCGTCAACTGTGCCTGGGTGCATGTCACCATAACGACGTAGCGCTTGGAAGATCAGTGCCTCTAGGTTTGAGTACGGCTCAGAGAGATGCGGGTTGTTGACTGAGTAACGGTTACGGCCTTCTTTACCGTCCCAATGCTCACGCCACTTCTGCTCAATATCGTTTTTGGTATTGGCATCAAGAGTATCACGCAAGTCTCGTGCGCCTGGCATGTCTGTTCGGCCAGTACCTGGGTCGTAGTGTTTTACGTCGGTATTGGCTGGTCTGTCGCCAGCGATTTTGTCATAAGTGCGTGGGACTTCGATAGCCATGTTTTACCCCTCGTGTCTGACGAAGCGACCTCTTACGAACCATGTGTGCATTTCAAATGCTTCAATGTGTTCTGGCCTGATAGAGAAAAAGAGATGTTCGCGCTCTTCGTCCCAGTAAGAGCGATACCGCTCACCTCTGACAACCATTTCCAGCTTTACCACTTCCTCGTCTGATGAGACGTATAGCTGGTTGTCTTTACGTTGTTCGTTTTTAGGTGCGGGCTTTGCCTTTTCTGCCAAAGTCTTCTTCACAGCTTTGACCGCCGCTACCTTATCTACTGGTTTAATTACTGCCATCAACTTGCTCCAAATACAAAAAGGGCGGGTTGCCCCGCCCTTAGTGTATGTGGTTTAGGACATTACAGTCGTCCCTATGACTTAGCTAACAGCGTTCCAGCCTTTGATGCGGTGGTGTACTTTAGCTTGGGTCATTTCTAGGCCGCACTCTGTCATGTACATGTGCTTCACGCCGTCGAAATCAGGTGTCTGAATGTCGCGGACAAGCTGGGTATCGCGGCCTTGCAGGTAGCGGTACTTCAGTTCAGCCATGTCCAAAACGAACATTTCTTCAGACAAGCCTGTCTGACGGAACATTGGGTGCATGTACACCAGCAGATCACCAGCGTATGTGGTGTAGCGGGTCAGTGAAACGCCGTAAGCGTTGTCGATCTGAGTTGGTTGCCAACGGTTCTTGCCGATCTCCATCAAGTTGGAGATTACGCGAGCGCCGCAGAAAGCAACTTTTTCAGATGAACCATAAGCGAAGATGTCTTCGATCAACAGACGGTCAAACTCTTTTTCAGTAATCACGTTTGCTGATGCGCCGAATGTTGCACCGTCGGTTACGCTGGTGATCATGCTTTGCAGACCGCCAGTGTAGCGGGTTGGTGAAGCAGTCGAGCCGTTAGCTTCGTTGCGAACGCCGAAGAACATAGCCCGCTCAATGTCGCCCATGTGCAACTTGAGAGCTTTGGTAAGAGCTTCTTGCTCTTTATCACCTGTACGCAAGTAGGTGTTCTGCAATGTGCCTGTAACCTGTACGGCAGTCTTGAAGATTTGCGTATAGTTGTAATCAAGAGTTGGGTCGAAGCTAATAGCTGTTGGGCTAGTGCCACCTTCCTGATCCGCAAAGCCAGCAATCACCAGTACGTCGCCATCAGCAATGTTGTGGCTAGTACCACCGATGTTACGAGTAACAGTCAGTGTGTGTGTTGTGGTGTTGGCATCAGCGGTTGCGTGCATGATTTCACCAGTTGACTGGTTCTGGAGGATCGCGCCAGCTACAACGAAGCTCTCATCGTCGTCGGCATCGACTACGACAGAACTCGTTGAAGGTGATGCAATAGCACCGTCAACAGTCAGAGTGCGGTCAGGCAACTCATCGCGGAAGTGGTTGTACTTAGGGTCATCTGTGCTTTCTGAGCCTGCCATTGAAAGCAGAGCCTGAAGTGGCGCAGTACCGTTTGGTTCCAAAAGCGTGAATAATTCACGGTAGTTAGTAGGACGGAAGTCGGTAGTAAACTGACCAGTCCCACGCAATCCAGTAATAGCAGTCATATCTATCTCCTTAGACTTGCTAGATGGTTACATAAGATGTCGGTTGGGCTACTACAAACTCTCTGCGTACAGCACGATGGTTCTTGTTTTACCCTTTTGCACAGCTTGTGTGAGGCCGTAGCGTCGGCTGTACAATCTCATTAAATAAGAAAGGGGAACCCCTGTCGTCCCCCTTTATTATATTTATAACATATTTCGTTTTCGCATCGCCGCTTCTGCCACCGTGTTCATAAATTCTTGGTCGGCATTTGGCTTGGCCGTAGTGCCTGGCGAGCCTGGGGAGGATGAGTTAGCGCCAGTATACGCCTGACGACGTTGTGCAAGGCTACGTAGTCTTTCCATCTCAGGCGTGTTTTTGACTGCGGCGAAGTCTCCCATAACTTTTTCAGTCAGGTCGCGGTCAATGAAGTCTTCGATGGTGAAGCCACGCTCGAAGGCGAAGTTAAAGAAATCGTCTTCGTCTGCGTCTGGTAGCCCATATTTTTGCTGGGCGCTGTTCAGGTTGTTTGCCGCTGTTGTGCGGTATGCCTGTTGCTGGTTCTGTTCAGCAGTCATAGCGGCCTTCGCCGCATCTTGGTTAATTCCCTGCGCTGATGCCAAAAACTGGTTCATAGTTTGGCGCAACTGAGCATTTTCCTGTTGCATTGCTTGCAACTGGGCAAAGCCATCGCGGTACATAGGGGGTAAGGTTACAGCGTTTTCTTCCTCCCAACGCCTAATCTGGTCTTCGATTTCAGATTGCAAGTTGCGCTGACTGGTTACACGCTGTCCTTGACTATCTGGGGTAGGATCTTTTTGACCACCCATAGTCGGGTTGCTTACAAACGCCTGTGTAGCGGCTTGTAAGAACTGAGCCATATCGTCGCCGCTTATGTCCTTACCGCTTTGCCTTGCACGAGCCATAATGTCCTGCACAAATTTCACAGCAGGTTCAATAGGCTTGATCTCATTGGCATGTCGGTAGTTTAAGTCGCGGTAGCGATTAAATGTTTCGCGGATCTGCGCTTCTGTTAGGTTGCGCTTCTGACCGTCGAAGTCCACTTCAAACATCTTGACGCTCTGCTCCAGAGAGTTGTCAGCTTCTGTAGTGGGGGATAATGCCGCCTGCGCCTTTTCTTGGTCTGTTGGCGGTGCATCCTTTGGTTCTGGTGGCGTATCCGCCTGTTGCTGTGGCACTTGTTGTCCGCCAGCTTGTGCGTTTGCGTCACCGAGTTTTTGACCAGCCATCTGGTCGATTAAGGCTTTATCTTGTTCAGTAGCCATTTTGTTCTCCTGCCAGCCGTAGCGGGCTTATCTGTGAGGGCCGTAGCGCTCTATTGCTTTTTAAGTTCTGCCTCCGTTGCCGCTTCCATCAGCAACTCGTTTTCAATAATCATCTTAATATTAGTTGGCAGTTCGATCATCCGACGCGCCGCCCACATTGCGCCACGACGGAAGTTTATCTCATCAACGGATAGCTGTTTGTTTTCAGCTAGTTGGTAAGCCGCTGAGAGAATTTCGTCTTGCATCTTCCGCTGGAGGATACCCCATCCGTTGGAAGACAGGAGTTCTTCAAGAACCCTTGCTTCTTCTTGTTTAGTCAAATTTAGTCCAAGCCCCTACTGAGAGTATACCAAGAATTACAAGCACGAGCCACTTGACGAATGTGTTGACGACGGACTTTTTTACGTCGCGCCATCCATCAATAAGCTGACGCAAGTCGTGTATATCCTTTCCAGCATCTTCGTCGTGCAGTCCAATACTAGCCAGAGCTTCTTTTGCACCACGTCGAGCGGAACGCTCGACGAGTTGCTCTAACTCAAGTTTTGTCATTGTTACTTGGGTCACTGAAACTCTCCTAGAAAATCAAGCTAACAGGGCCGTACCTGTATTGGTTGTCGTTTCCTATAGACCCATCCGCTGAATACCCCCATGTGTACATTGTGCCGTCTTCAGTTAGTGCGGCGCATGTCTCTTCGCTACCGTATCCCCAGGCGCCTATGTCGATTACTTCTTTCGGGATCGGCACGCACATGTACTGGCCACTTGCTGAGTGATTGGTGGTTACGCCAGAACCGTTTTGTCCGTGACCGTTGTAGCCCCATGCCAAAACTTCGCCGTCGTCGGTTAGGCAAAGGAATGTATGTGCCGACGCATTCCCGCTAATTACCATGCGCTTGATGTTGGTAGGGAATGATGGATACCCAGTAGGCTCGTGGTCGCCTGGATAAACAACAGTCGGGGCATAGGTAGTGATGTTGTGGAATGTATTTCTCACCGAGGTACTGCCGTCTAAGCAACCGCCATAGCCGTTGTATCCAGATGAGTGTAGATGACCGCTTGCTGTGCGAACAAGGGATGACATATAGTTGTCGCTATAAGCCGTGTGAATTACCTCGCAGACGGAGTTGTCACCGTTAGCTGTATTAGTGAATACAATAGCAGGGTCAAAATAGCTATAAGAGCCGCGCCCCAATGCACCAGCGTAGCTTGAGTTGTTGTCCCAACCCCAGTTCCAGCAGTCTCCGTTAATGTCACGCACCCACACACCACGAGGAACGACACAAAGGATTTCTGCTACAGGGACAGTGACGTTAGTAATGGCTGTGTATGTGTTGTTCTGTGTGGTGTTTGCAATAGTGCCTTTTGTGTAGTGGCCTGTGTACCCTGTATGGTACAAAGTGCCGTCCTTACCAAGTGCTATAGCAAAGCCAGCTTCTGTGTTACCGCCCCATACATCTACGAAAGAGTTTAGAGATCCTGTTTGGTAAATACCCAACTGTACGTTGGCTTGCACAAAGTTGTACTGGTCTGTAGTCGAACTGTTAGCTGGCAAGCCGTAGCCGCCATCGCCAGCGTAGTGGATTGTGCCATCGTCTGCGAGAACTAGGATACCTTGAGTGCTAGTTCCGTTTGCGGGCATGTTAGCAATCTTAATAAGATTTTTTCCGTTGATGCTATTTGATGCGTTGTCTGATGCACAGTAAGGGAAATACTGTACTGATGTGCCGCCAGTGCCGCACTCACCTACGTTGTTGCGACCCCATGTCCACAGCTTTCCGTCGTTGTCGATGATAGCGCTATCTACTTGGTAGCTTGCCATGAAGTACCAGCCCTTGTCTTCGTAGTCGTAGACAAAGCCGTTTTTGTTCAGGGTTATGGTGTTACCCATAGCAGAGCCAGTTGTAGAGCCGACGTAACGATACATGTTAGTTTCATTGTCGCCGATACGAATGTATGTCACACGGTCTGTGCCAACGGTTAGGCCAGGCGCTGTGTAAACACTTGTCTTTAAGCGGTCTCCAATGTCAGCAATGGTTAGTGAAGCCCAAGTTGTGCCGCCATCTGTGCTTTCTTCAAACACTAGGTCTTCGGTGTTGGTGCTATCTGTTTGGTCGAACTTGTAAATATTCCCGTTAGTCATGTCGATATTAGGGTTATCTACGCCGTCAATAATAAAGATAGGATTGCCGCCGCCGTCTGTACCTTGTGTTACAGCGAGGGTTACTGTCTTCTTGTTACGGTTGACGAGCTTGCGTTTGGACAGCTTTATTCCTACAAAATCTTTCGGAAAGATAGCGTTTGTGGGCATATTTCTACTGCCTGTTTGCGCTCCATGACCTTGTTGACCATAACCGTTATACCCCCAGCTTCTCCATGAACCGTTTTCCATAATGCAGAAACCGAACCTGTAAGTGTTGGTCATTGGGAATGGCAAGTTGGCAACACGTTGTCCAGAGCGTTGGTCGTCAGCAGTCCAAACAGGCAAGTTGGTGGTTTCGTCAATGCGGAGAACTTGATTTGCGTCAGTAGGCGCGGCAACTTGCACCCCTGAACCATCGTAGTACCAAATACCGCCTGCTGGTGTGCCAGTTCCTTGACCAATGCCAGCAGTGAACACTTCCCATTTTGTAGGGTCAGTGCCAGGCGTTGTGCCTGTGTTGCTGTCAACTAGGCTGACGTATGTGTCAGAGCCTTCTTTTACAATGTCCTGTTTACTGTAAGTTGTGGCCGCATCATACACCCCTCTGTAAGTAAACCCGATTGTTCCAAGATTTATAGTCGCCATGTTGCCCTCTTAAAATTTTATCTGGACTGGCCCAGCAATATTGGTAGTGCCTGTCCCGTCTGCGATGTTGTAAGCGCCGTTGTAGCCCCACGCATACACATTCCCATTTTCAGCCAATGCTACACCAAAAGTCTGCTCAGAACCTCCGTCTACTGTCTTGTAGCCTCCATAGTAGAAGTCTACTACCTTTCCAGGAACCCTTGCTGGATACATTACGGCTTGTGTCGCGCCTGTATTGCTAGTGCCATCTCCGCGCAAGTAGTCACTACCATTATAACCAATACTATAGATCTCGCCGTCGCTCGTCCTAAAGCCGTAAGCGTTCCCGTAACGACCTCCGATATGTTGAATATCCACGACGTTGGTTATGTCATTGCCGTTGTAGTCCACTAGGTAATTAAAGTTTACTACGTCGTTTGCGCCGCCAGAACACATAGGGCTGTGACCCGCTGTTCTTACGCGGCCATCCTGCATGACTGCGGCGAAGTTTGTGTAACTACCAGGGAACCCAGCATACGTTGACACTCCCTCAAGTATTGGGAGGTTAGGGTTTATATAGCTTTCCAGTCTCCAGCCGTTTGCTCTTATAGAACCGTTCCAGTAGACGTAAACGCCAGACTGATTACCAGATAGGAAAAGGCGGCCATCCTCCAGAACTACATACATATAGTAGTAGTTTCCTGTGTAAGAGGAGTTTGTCTGGTTATGGAGAGCGCCAGCTTCTTTTACTTTTGCATTTTCAGAACCCCAGGGGTCGTACTTGCTGAACTGCGTCTTGTTTGCTGGGCCAAAGTTCTGTGGTGTGTTACCACTTGTCCACATCTTCCCTTCGATGTCGATCATGGTGCATGAAGGAGAAGGGCCAGCCAAATGGTGGACATACTTCATTGGGTGGTCTTGGGTGAACTCTATGAGTGTCGGATTGTACCTGGCTGTATTGTCGCCATGACCTAGAATGTATTGCGTGTTGTCACCCCAGGAGTATACCTTGCCAGACCTACCGAGTGCGAAATAAGAGACTGTGCCAGCCGCGTAGCAATTCACACAATACCCGCCAGTCATCTCTACAATTTCGTCGTCGCCGATGTCTGATGTGCTTGCTATGCGTTGCCACACTGGCTGAACGGTGGCTTGTCCGTAATTGGCCTGTGTACCGCCCTGCCAGTAGTACCCAGCAGACCACAACTCGTTGTTTTGGTCTAAGACGAAGTTGCTGAGATACATGCTCCACATCTTCTTTGCGACTACGCCTTTAGGCAAGGGTAGAACGTGGCCGCCAGTGTACATTGGGAAGTTTGTACTGCTGTCCATAGTGCCGTTCACGCCGTAGTAATTTGGGCCAGCATACCTAACAGTGCCGTCTGTCATAATAGCGTAGACGCCTTGCGGCCCGTAACGCTTGTGCCTTTGCACTTTAGGAAGGGCTACTGCCTTTGTGCCTTGCCTGTCCTGAGAATGGCGGAACTCTGCTGAAAATGTTGCTGTGCCGCCGATGGTGTCGGCCTTTGAGCGTAGCTCCATGCCCTCTCTTCCTGCTGGGAAGACTGGGTTATCTATTGCCACCTGACCTTTAGTGTCCATTTGCAGTTGCCCTACTGCAAATGTGGATTTGCTTACGTCATGGTTGGACGTGCTGTCAGACGTAAAGACATGTGCTTGGTCGCCAACGCGGACAACATCACCTTTCTTGTAAGAAGACGATGTGTTAATTCTACCCTTCCATCGGTAGCCAAGTTTTGATACGTCTATCTTCATAGTATGTTCACCACTAATTTATTATCGACCACCGCTAGGTCTAGGTTCCCGTTGGCCATTACCCACTCGTCGTAGTTGTCAACGTCGTATGATGTTGACGTAGAGGTGGCCACTTCTCTGAATAGGGGGGTTGTCCCTGTGCCATCTGGGATAAGCATGTTCTCGTATGTGGCTAGGTTGCTGGTGATGTAAGGCTTAATTGTGTTTAGCCAGAACCAGTAATAGTCCTGCGGGTGTGTAGTTCCTGTGCCGTCGTATACGTGTGCAGGCTGTGTTTGTAAGATGTTTGCAAGCTCATTTACGTCGTCGGTATCTGGCGTGGCATGTGTGAATGATGGCGCACCGCTGTCCATGTCGTCTTGATTTACATCTCCGTAGATAAAATCCCTCTGGGCAGTCCCAGTTTGCAAAGGCGCTGAGTATACTCTGTCCCAAAAACCGTCTGTCACCAGTGGGTCGGTGATGCTGTTGGCGTAGTTGTACAGGCTCTGCACTAGAGCGTAGTCGGAAAGAACTGTGTCTTTACCGACAGTTGTAAGTTCGATGGTAGTGCCGTTTGTGTTCAAGCCGTAGAAGATGTTGCTGTCTGCAAATGACGTAATCTCATAGGCTGATGCAGTGCTGTTCAACTTGATGTATGAGTTGTAGTTCCCTGCTGTTTGAACTTTTGTTGTCGGAACAGAGGCGTTTACGCCAGCCACTGCCAGCATTGTGTAGTTAGGGTCTGGGATAGTGCCTGATGTATGGCCGCCGTTTACGATGTAAAGGCTGTCGTTGTATGTGAATAGGTCGTGGTTTTGGTAGGCGTAGCCTATCTGGTATTGTCCTGTTGGGCGGAAGTATGTGCCGTCAGGCACGTCGTTCCACGGCGCAGATGGGTTTGTACCGACGCGGACTTGGAATTTTTGTGTTGATGGCTCAATACGGAAAGCAAAAATGTTAGGGTCAGGGTTGCCGCTAGTGTCAAAGATGTCACCCAATAGGTCGTACAGGGTTCTCCCGCCTAGCTCACAGTTCTCTAGGTAGGTGTCTAAAAGATGAGTTCCTGTGGTTAATGAGCGGAAACTTATCTGCTCACCAGTAGGGCGGGTGTAAGCCATCCTAATTTATCCCCATGTTCTTCATAAGATGCTTCAATTTAGCAGAAGTAAGGGCGTACCTGTCGTCCTCTTGGTAGCGCTCTTCCAAGTTAGACACTCGCTTTGCGAGGTCTAGTAACACTCTGTCTTCTACTGTTGGAGTGGCGGCATCGCCGATGTGTTGAATTAACTCAGCGCGAAGCTCTGCTACCAATAACTTTGCTATCTTTTGGGCTTCTGCTCTTACGTAGTCTTTTTGAGCGCCTGTAAAGTTTGCGGCACTGGCTAGACTTTCTGGTGCTGGACTTGCCATTATGCGGCCTCCCTTGCTGGTCTGAGATTTCCTTTTTCGATTTCACGTTGCATTTGTTCTTCTGGCATTACAGAAGCGCCACGCATTTTCTCCATCAGTGCCATCTGTTGTGATGGTGTTGGGCCTTGTGCGGCCTCCTCTTTGCTGATTTTGAATTGGTCTACGTCAGATACGCCCATCGCACGGATGGCTTCTTCAATGATGCGTCCTGTCTTGTATTCCATCTGAAGCCCAGACTGGCCAACGGCTTGGAGCATGTTCATCCAAGTTTCGGCATTTCTGGTCGGCTCAACTGGCAGAGTGCCGTCTACTACTAAGTAGTCGATGTCCCCCTGGAGCATTGAGACATCGAAGTCTAAATACCCGTCGTTGACCATGCGGCTAAGTTCGCCAGGAGCCTGACCGTCCATCATACGAAGAGAGCCTTCGTATTCGAGAGCGTCCTGTAGGTTTGCAGTCATCATTCGGACAAGTGGCCGAACTGACTGTGCCGATAGAACTCTGGCAAGAACGCCGAGGCGCTGTGATCCTAGCTGAGTGAGCCTTTGGATTTCTGTGGCGGTTCGTATGCCGTCGGCTGTTGGAACGCCCTGCTGGGCGTCTGAAGCGGCACTAACCCTCTGTTTGAGGTCTGACATCGCTTGGATGTCGTTCCAGTGGCCGCGAGTTACGTCTGGTACTTCTGCTATGAATATACCGTCGCCTGGCTTTGTACCTGGTAGCGTTCGGACAACTCCCCACGGGTTTCTGTCGATAAGGTCTGGTACGCTTACGGATGTCGGATCTACGAAGATAAGATTGTTTAGAGCGGCCTGTACGTTGTCGATACGGGAGCGCAAGAGCCATGTGCTAATCTCGTGCATTGGTAAAAGAAGGTCGTATAAGGACTGGCTGTAGGTCTTATGCTGGTCGTTGTAGAGACCGCCAAAGGCTACAGGGAACTGTCTTCCGTATGGGTTTAGTTGCATACGGATGATAGCGTCTTCGTCTAGCACGGTTATAAGAACCCAAAGCTGTTCGATGTTGGGCAGTCCGACTTCATATCCGTTCAAGCGAACCCACGCTTCGTCTACGATGCGTGTGTCGTCTAGGGTAAAGTGGTAGCCGTTCTCGTCGCCGCGTGGATCTTCTGGGTTAATGTTGAGACCCTTACCCTCTTCTTTCACCCAGCGGTGTGCGTCCCATCCAGACTTAAAGTTGGTGGTGTGCTTACTGCGGAGGCCAGGGTATTTGTGTAGTTTAGGATAGTGGCCTGAACCGTAGAGGGCGTTGGTTGAGATGTGGTCTGTAAATACGACGTACTGCATACGATCCCAGTCGCCCCACTGAACTCGTGGGTCTGGGAAGCATTTACGTGGGTCGAAGTTGATGATCTGGTTGGTATTTGACTGTGGATCCCAGATGACTTTAGTTGGCGCAAATCCGTAGCGTATGCTGTCCATTAGCATTTGCGCGATGCGGGCTTCGCCTGCTGTGCGGCGCATGTGCTGGTGTAGTAAGCGCTCCAGGATAAGTGAGGCTTTACGAGACCTTCTGTTAAGACCTTCAAGCTGGAACATAGGGTTACGGCCAGCTAGGGCGGCCATAAGGTAGGTCAGAACTGTGTCGGCGATTGCGCGGGTGTCTGCAACTACCGCCTTCTCCCTGAACTTGGTGCTGTCTGCTGGAACCCATACGTCGTGAGCGCGGTCTGCGTCGCGCCAATGGTCGTAGCGACGGCTGATGCGCTCGTAAGACATTTTGGTTAAGGCACGCACATAGTCTACAAGTTTGATCTCCTGCTCGTCAGAGAGCATGTCAGAGATGTCTTCGTAGTTCATCAGTGGCTGTGCCAGATTTGACAGATCGACTACTAAGTCGTTCTTGTCGAGCTTTACGTCTTTGTATCTCATTTAGAGTTCACCCCAAGACTTCATCCACTTATCCTCTTTTTTGGCGGCTTGTTGCCACCATTGGTCGCCGTCTTTCGGCGGTTGGAACTGATTATTTAGCGACGAACCGATGTCTAATGAGCTAGTGAACATGTCGCTAACAGCACCACCCATTCGTGATAATACATCAAGGCCCATGCTTAATGCGTCCACTTGGTCATCATTTGTGCCGTTAGGGAACGCTTGGCACTCAAGCATGAAGTCGTCGAGCCAATGGGCTGATCGCGGGAGGAATACTCTGCCACCTTCTATAAGCGGTGTTACAGCGTTCAGGCGCGACACTTTGTCGGTACTGACCTTGTACGGTATTACGGCTACGCCCGTTTGGTTACGCAGTTCTTGGATCAGAGATTGGCCGCTGGCCTTATCTTCTATGTATAGGCCACGCAGACCGTGACCGCGCCATCGGGCATTGACCTGGACGCAGACACGCTTCAGTTCGGGGAAGTCGTACTTGTTCCTGATAAGATCAAGAACGTGCATGTCTCCGTTTCGGTCAAGCCCCATGACTAGGAGTACGGAGTAGTCGGCCTGCTCCGTTTTCTTGAACGCGGTGTCAGCCGCGATAATTAGTTGGGTGCAGTCTGGCTTGTCGTCGTCCCATTGCCACCAGCTATCCTTGATAATGTTACCGCCCTGTATAAACGGAGACTGCTGGTAAAGGGATGCGAACTCGCGGGGGTCTAGCCTTTCTCGCTTTTTGAGTTCTTCAAGTGGGAACCTCTCAGGCCAGAGAGCTTCCTCGCTTTCATCATAGTAGTGTCTTTTTGATGGGGCGACCTTACTGAGTTGGCCCTGCGGAATGAAGCGCGGGTCATCTTCTGGGAGTTCTGCCACAGATTTCTTGACATGTGTATCTACCTTGCGGATGGCTGGAAAGTTAATATGATGCCATGCACCCTCTCGCCAATCGTCCGTGTCCATGAGACGGCCAGCCACGTCGTCAGGATGCCAGCGAGTTAGGATAACTATCTCTATGGCAGGTGTGCCGTCTGGCTCTGGTTGCTTACGAGTGGTAAGTGCGGAGACATAGTATGACCATGTTTTGTTGCGCTGTGTGGCGCTGTCGGCTTCTTCGCGGGCTTTGATCGGGTCGTCTACTAGGAGGAGCGTCGCCGCACGACCCGTCGTAGAGCCGCCGATGCCAGTTGCATAATATGTTCCGCCCATCGTAGTCCGCCAGTCGTCAACAGCACGGCTCTCCTCAGACAATACAAAATCAGAAAACGCTTGGCCGATGATAGGCTCACGGGCATGGTCGCGTGTCTGCCGACCAAATGTCTTGGCGAGATCTTGGTTGTATGAGGTGGCAAGGACATTTCGGTTTGGTTTCCGTGCGAGGTAGTAGACTGGGAAAAGTGTAGACGCAAGCCACGACTTACCATGTCGAGGTGGCATAGTAATAAGTAGTCGTCGAGGGCCGAGCGTCCCTCTCTCAAGCTGGTCAAGCGCATCTACAAGCTCCTCTTGGAATGGTGCTAACTCAAACTTCGGCGCTAACGCTTTCACGAACCCCCTGAAACCCGTCTTCACTTCCTGTATCTGTAGGAGTTTCTTCGCCGCCTCCGCTCTCGTTATCGCCATCCTCTACTTCTCCTTCGATTATCTCGCCCTGACGTGCAATTTCCATAAGCTCATCGACTGTCAGTTCATCGACGCTTTTGTTTTCTACTGTGTGCTGATTGAAACTGTGGTGTAGGTCGGGCATGACTTTGTTAAGCATCATGCCAAATAACCTAACTTGTTGGTTGTCCCATTTACGGTTGCCCTCCAAGACCTCACGCACTGCTGGTATGTTTTTACGAACCACGTCGAGAACGCTACGCCGAACTCTGTCAACTTGTTGCGGCGTTACGGCTGGAAGACCCATTCCCTTTGTTGGGTGAGGGTTTTTCTTAACTACGCTCATTACTTCCCCATGAACTGTTGAGATGTAACGATAACGCGACATGCGTAAGCAAATCGTCCCTGTCTAAAAAATAAGACAGTGTTTTCAAAATTAGGTACGAAATTTCGGAATGGTGGTGACTGGCAAACCAGGAAGCCGTCGGCGGGGCGGCCTTGCCGCCCCCCACCCCAACAATCTGTCAGATAAGTGACAACTGGTCTAGCTAAGTCGTTGTTTTTGTTATAGTTCTGTAGCCTTCTGAGGGCTATATCTGGTGTTCTATCCTACGATGTTTAGGAAATGCTCTGACATATCAGCATTTAATCAGGGGTATAGAGGGTAATGGTAATCATTTCAGATACTTGGCCTCGTCGTCGAAGCCCCCAAAGGGGGTAGGGGGGAGTAAATGGTGTCGCCGTTGCCGCAGTGGCTCGGCGGAACAAATCAACCCTGCCTCAAAGGAGATAACCTCATGGCGAAAATTACCGTAACCAAGACCTTCACTTCCAAGAACTACACCAACCCTGTTGCCGTCGGTGTCAAGGTTGGCCGTAAGTCCTACGACCTCAACCGCACTTCTGCCGACGACATCAAAGCGTTCTTCAACGGCAAGTTCGAGGTTGACATCCAAGACCTTCGGAACATCGCAACCTTTGTGCTTCGTCGTGCAAGGGACAACGAATACAAGCGGCTGAAATACACTTCCAAAGCCGTTTGTGATGCCTATGCAAGAGCATCTGGCAAATGCCCCAACGCTCTCAAGGCTAACTACACCAAGAAAGCCAAAGCCAACCGTGACTGCTACGAGGCTATCGTTGCAATCGGCCAGGCTATGGTAGCCTAACATCACCAACCACTAGCGAGGATGGCTTCGGCTGTCCTCGTTTTTTTTTGTGCATTTTTTAGTTCATTTTCCACAAACAACCAACGAAGGGAGCATCAACATGAACACATCAGTTTGGGAAACGCCAATGGGTAAGGATTGCGTGTCACTCGACATCACGCTTTGCAAGTGGCTCGGTGAACGGATGATTTTCTTGTCCGAACACACCAACTCTTACCATCCCGACTACGACCACATTAGTTGGACGGCACGCTTGGCAGAGCATGGCCGCGCACTGCTGGCATACCATGACCATTGGCTCGACCATGACGACAAGCCGACGGTTGACTTCCACCTCAGAGCGCAGTCAGCCATGCTGTTCGTCGCACAAAACCTCGGTCACTTCTGGGACTGAACACAAGGGGACGCTTCGGTGTCCCCTTCCCTGTCGTATGACGCTAGTAGTCATACCTGATGAGTTACTGCGAAACAGGGCATAACAAGTCATTGGACATTAGCGATTTTCTTGAACCGCATTGGTCGGGGAGATTTCGTAACCCACGCTTATGACCCTTTCGCAATAACTCTTTCCTACACACACCAACCAACGGAGGCTGTTATGCAACAGTTCACACATTACAAAACATTCAGTTCATTCCTTGCCGATGTCGATAAAGACGAGGCAGTTCACGGCAACGCCAGTGGCGTAGTAGTCGAGAGGATTACTCGTCGTGTCATTGGCGAGTGGCACGCCCACAACGATGCCAGCGTCACTGTTAACTGGAAATCAATCAAGGAGGCAGTGTAATGCGTCACATCAGCAAGCCGATGGCCAACACGCTTGTCGAAGTATCTCGTGCCTCTCTCGCCTACTGGATTGAGAGGGCAGTCACCTGTTCACAGTTAATGGATGGCGAGAGCAAGCAGTTCTTGTTCAACCAAATGACCTGTGAGTTTGAGGCTATCTGCGAAAGCATTTCGTCTCGTAACATCCTCGCACCGATAGAGGTTGATGACTATCGTCGTCGCTTCTACGATACACAACTCAAGCAATCTGCTTGACATCTGTCACACATCTGCTACACATCTAACAGGAGGCTCAGATGGAAATACCAGTAGACCAACTCTTGCTAATTGGCGATGCCATCTTGGGCATCACCGCAATCATAACCGACATCTTCATGGTCGGTTGGGGAGCATAACATGACACACATCAACCGCACAAAAATCGACATCCCTTTCAACTACGAACGACCATCACTAAGAGTTCGTGTTGCAAAGGCTCTTGGCTACATCTCAATCGCCATCATTACCTACGCAATCATACTCTTAGTCGCCTTTGAGTTCATGGTTGGCTGTGGCACGACCACTTACAACGCTGATGGCACTTACTACACCAACGAGTGCCTGTTCATACCATACACACCAGTCGAAGGGAGATGGAAATGAATCAATACAAACCCTGCAAACCTTATCTTCAAAACCAGCTTATCAACAACAGCACACTGGCTTTGAATGACATTGAGGCCAGTCTGCAAAAGCATCTTGGTCACTACTTCCAGTGGGAGTGGCGTTCAGTTATAGGCGATGTTCCATACGAGCCGCCAATGTGGTCGCTTCATATCTTTGTAGAGAGGAAAGAAAACGATGACGACTAAGCATTACAAGCCTGTGACTGTCTCACTTACTGATGACTTCGAGGTCGGTGAGAATGTCTACGATGCCATACTCGACCACATGAAGCAGTGCGTTGAGAGTGGCGACCTCACCAGTTGGGACTTTCATGTAGTCGAAGAAAGTGAGTTTGGTTGGGAAGGAGAAACCCCATTGCCATCAGACGGAGTGCTGACATGAAGATACCGACACCAACATTCGTCGCCATCATCAATGAGATTGGCGGCGCATTGTATGAGGCCAAAGGCGGTGACGCTTGGCCTGATAGAGATGCTTTGCTTGCCGAGTGCATAGACGAAGCAGAAGAAATCCTCGTCACCAATAACATAGAGAAGGGAGACGACTAATGGCAGATTACATTGCAGATTGCCGTTCCAATTACATCAAAGCCAAGAACCCTGAGAAGTTCAAAGAGTTCTTGTCCGAATACGATGTGCAAATCATCGAAGATAACGAGAAGCGTATTGGCTTCTTGTCCAACGACCATTTTGGCATCCCAAGCCTAGTCTCTGACGATGGTGACTACTTAGGCACAATAGACGAGGACAAGCGTCTGCCAAGTCATCTGGCAGATGGCGAGGTCTTTGTTATCTACGAGATAGGCCGTGAGAAAATGCGCTATGTCAAAGGAATTGCTGTGGCAATCAACCACGACGGGCGTGTCATTTATGTAGACCTGGATGAAATATACGGCAAAGCAGAGGCAGAGTTTGGCAACAAACCAAATACTCAAGCGGAGTATTGATAATGAATGACACCACGCAAATCAAACGCTACGCCGTTGAGGTATGCGTCATCATCTTCCTTGCATGGGCTATGTGTCCATGCAACGGGTAAGAACATTCCGATATGTAGTCTATGCCCAAGTGCATGACTACTTTCGCAATGGGTGGGTGGTATCTGCGACATTCCCACCAAGCGTTCATCACTCGCAGTATTCACTAATCATGGAGAAACGGATGGCAGTTCAACAAGACAGCCCCCTATATGGTATGGCCTGTAGTCTAAACGACATCGAATACAGGCTGACCAACGAGTTCAGTTGCCAACCCCATACAGTTGGCGGTGAATTGATAGCATCAGTCATCGGACTACGGGAGCAACTCGACCACATAAACAACGCTCTCATTGATGTCATGCCTCACCTCGACGAGATACGAGCATCGTATTACGCCGACGAACAACGGCACTTTGAGGGAATGACAGAGGCCGAAGGCACAAGGCCAGACCAGCATATATTCTACAGCCTCGACCAGTTGGATGATTTTATCAAGGCAGTCGAAGATATGAGAGATGCGTATGTATAGCGTCTGGCTCATCGACAGAAATCGTCAACCCCATCATGCCTGTGATGTCAATGGTGACAGCGTAGGCTACGAAGAGGTTGAACAACTCGCCGCTTCACTCGTAACCGAATTGAACGGCAAACTCGCCCCCAACCTGACCAGTTGGATAGTCATTAACAACCAACTCACCACGATAGATGAGGCTATCAGTGGCTAACACACACCAACCATTACGAAGGGAAAACCGTATGCTTACGAAAGCAAAAATCGTAGACTTCATTGTCTATTACAGGCGGCTGGATGGCAACGCATCTCGCAACCTACTACGAAAGTTCGTCGCCGATAACTGGGACAGCCTAGTCGAGAACTCGAACGCAAGACACTCACTGACAACCGCCGCTGGCACTAAGTTACGCAAGTGGATTGACAGTGTTGACCGCTGTGTCTTGCTGTCCCTCATTCATTCCGCACTCATTGACTACAAGAAGTCTAAGCACAGCGGACAGTTTGTCCACGACAGACGAGATGAGTGGTTAGACTTGTGTATTGAGGCGCTCAAAGACGAGAGCAAATGTCATTTCAAACGACGAGGCAGTGGCAAGTCGCACGGCTTTCACGCTCGAATATCTAACAACGATATTGACCTCATCAACGCAATAGACAGTGAACTTACCCCGTTCCCGTTCGACCACAACGAACCCTTGACCTACAAGGACAGGGTTAACCCCACACCAACCAACACAGGAGAGAAAGTCGTGAGTGAAGTTCTATACGCTAACACTTGCATCGCAATACTTAACCAAGAGCTAGTCGATCAGGGCTTGGCGCAACTTACCGACGCACCACAATTCCCTGACCACGATGCTGTCAAAAACATAATGAGCCAGATGAACGCAACCAAAATGGCTTCGATGAGTGACCCTGACAGGTTCATTGAGGCTGTGTCTGCATCTGTGCAACTGATGTCGCTTGGCAATGACTGGCAAACCATCGACCATCTGCTATGCGATGCCACCAACCCAGACAACTTTGATACTGTGGCCATCAAGCAGATGCAGATGATGACTACTAACACTGAGCCTGACCAGGAACAGCCCCAGGAACAGGCAAAGCCTTCGTGGTCTATTGACCCATCGCTCAAGCCAGCCATTGATGCACTGCTCAAACAGAACAACAACCTGACCTTCGACCAGATGGTTGACCAATACAATGAGCAAGTATCCAAAGTCTTGGAATTAACCAACCAAGTTAACAGGCTATCTAAGTCTGCAAGCAATGTCCCTACCATACCGACCGCTGGCGTTGACGATGACCTTACCTACGAGGTTGTCCAGCAGAACGCTGGCAAGGTGTTCGGACGCAAGGTCAAGGCTCTCAACTTTGACATACCTACCCTGCTGTGGCGCAACGCTAACGGTGACGAGGTGCGTCATCCACTGTGTCCTGATGTCGATGACAACTACGAGTTCAGACCTGACCACCTAATCAAGTTCCTGTCTGGCCACTTGTTCGGTCAGAACCTCTGGCTTCATGGTCACACTGGCACTGGCAAGACTACGTTAGCCGAGCAAGTCGCGGCTCGCATTTGCTTCCCTGTTCACCGTCTCAACCTCGACAGTAACATCGAACGCAGTGACATGGTTGGCTCGAAAGAGTTGACAGTCGAGAACGGTGTGCCTGTCACGACGTATGTCGAGGGTATCCTACCACGAGCCATGCAACAGCCATCGTTCCTGATACTCGACGAGATGGACGCTGGCCAAGCTGACGTGTTGTTCACCATCCAACGTGCGCTAGAGAAGAAAGGTCTCGTGCTTACAGAGGACGGTGGCCGAGTGGTTCAGTCTCATCCCCTGTTCCGCTTCGTCGCAACCGCTAACTCTCGTGGTCAGGGTGACGAGTATGGCTGGTATCAGGGTGTCCGCCCCATGAACGTCGCTACGCTTGACCGCTTCGGTGTGTTCATTGAGGTTGACTACTTAGACAAAGCCACCGAGCAGAAGCTACTTACCAACAAGTATCCGACGCTCAAGCAGTCTGACGCCGAAGAGATGTCACAGTTCGCAGTCGAGGTTCGGCAAGCGTTCAAGACTGGCGAGTTGTCCACCACTATATCGCCTCGCGGCATGGATAGTCTGGTCATGTATTTCCTACACATGTCTGACCTCATGCCTGACCGCAAGACAGCACTCAAGAAAGCCCTTGAGGTTGTCATCACTGATCGTGCGCCAGCAGATAGCACTCGCACTGTTATCGAAATGGCTGACCGCGTGTTTTCATAAGGGAGTAATCAATGAGAAAATCACAACGCAAAATCACATACATCCCTGACAGTGGCGAGTTAGATACAGCCTACTGTTCGGGTCGTGACCTAATGGATGCAACCAAAGCTGTTGTGTCTACGTTGTCGCGCAATGCTAAAGCTACCGTTACCTTTGCTGGCGACGAGGCTTACACTGATGGCCAGCATGTAGTGCTTCCTGCACTACCTGACAACGCCACTATCACTAAGCGTCAGGGTCTTGTGACTGGCGGCTTTGCCAACCACGAGATGTTACACAATGTCCTTACCGAGTTCGACGGTGAGACTGAAGAGATGTGTCGTCGCTGGAACAGAGATGGCCGAGAGCTTACGTCTGCACTAGCCAACGCTATGGAGGACGTTCGTATCGAGATGGGTGGCCGTGACCTATACAACGGCTTGCCCAAAGCGATTGACCATACCAGTCACGAGGTCAACCAACAGTTCTTGGACAACTACGCTAGTGGTAACATCCCTGCCGATGCTGTGTCTGACTTCGGCCAGATCGGGGCTGTTGCCATCACATGGGAGGGTCGTCGTCGGCTAGGTTATCCATCCGACACCATGCAGAAATGCTTAGACCTGTTGTCCGATGACGTTCGTCGCAAGGTTAACACCATCGTTGATGCTGTTCAGCACCTTGAGACTGGCGTTCGTGGTATGGGCGACATTGATACTGAGGCCGCGTATCGTGGTTGCAGAGAGTTACACAAACTTGCAGAGAGGATTGCAGATGACTACCAAACTCAACGTCGTGGAGGCGGAAACGGAAACGACATCGACTTCGACCTTACCGCAGATAATGAGCAAGCTACTAGAAGAACAGGGCGCACCGCAGATAGCCAAGACAATGGCGATGCTCAACGAGAGGGAGATAAAGGAACTTCTGGAGGTTCTTCAGATGCAGATCCAACAAGCCCTACTGGAACTGGCGATCAAGGTTCTGGCGAGGGACAATCAGATAACCGCACTCAAGAAACAGATAGCGGAACTGAACCCAGCCACCAAGACGTAAGCCGTGGCGACCTTCGCTCTGGTGACGACAAGCCCACTACCTACGAACAGTCTAGCGACGCTATCGAAACGGCGTGGGAACGGGATAACTGCAAGGGTGTCATCACTGGTGAGTTGGTCAAGGCTCTCGACAAAGTAGTCGCAGACATACACAGCCAACGTGTTGAGGGGGGTAAGTATCTTGTCCTCACTCGTGACGCTGACTGCTGGCAAGTGGCCCCCAAAGACAAGACCAAGTTCAATGATGGCATCAAGGTAACGAAGACCAAGAACCTTGAGAGTGGCGACATTGAGTATGGTGATCGTCTCAAGCAGATGGGTAACAAGATAGGCACGATGCGTCGCAAACTTGAGCGAGCATTGGTGTCACAGAAACGTAGTCGTTACGCACCACGTAAGCGACACGGTAGGCTAGACACAAACAAGCTGACCAGTATCATCAGGTTTGATCCTCTCGTCTTCCGTCACAAAGTCATGGATGACAGCATCAATACCGCTGTCTCTATCTGTGTTGACTTGTCTGGCTCAATGCGCGGCGGTGAAATAAGCCTTGCTACTGACTGCTCTATCGCCATCGCCGAAGCCTTGCAAGGAACTGGCGTTGAGCTAGAAATCACTGGCCACAATACGGCTGGCGCAACCGTCATGTATCGTAGTGAAACTGGTCGTAAGTATCACCGCAAAAGTGCCATTCGCATGACTATGTTCAAGTCATTCGATACCCCACTGCAACGTGCCAGAGGCGCACTCGGTCAGATGCCCTACTCCGCAGGCGCATCCAACGCTGACGGTGATGCGTGGGTCTATGCTGTTGACCGACTGCTTCAACGCCCAGAGCAACGCAAGATATTCATTGCCATGTCTGACGGTAGGCCAGCCTATCGTAACGACTACGGTAATGAGAGTAGCTACAAGCATACTCGTGACGTTGTTGAATGGATGACGCTCAACGGTGTTGACGTTGTGGGTATCGGCATCGGTGATGATTGCGTCAAGCAGTTCTTCCCACGTTACGTTGTGGTGCAACGGCTTGATGATCTCAGCAAGCACGTCATGGATCAGCTTGGCAAGATGTTGCTAGGTGAACGCTTCGTCGTTGACAACTCAGATCTCATCGCCACAGGACGCCGTGATGCCCAGACAGCCCGCTAAACTAAGGGGACTACGTATCCCTGCTGAGTGGTTCGGTCTTATTCCTGGCCGCCCACTCAGCTTTTGGAAACGTGTTCGTCGTCGTGTCAAAGACGCGAATGTTCGAGTGCGTGATTTCAACAAGGTCAGAGCAATCGCTCTGGCAGAACCCTACCCTATCAAGAAGGAAATTGATTATGACAAACCATTCTAACAATGACATCGCTAAGACAATCGCTGACGCAGAGTTAGCCAAGTATGGTATCGGTGAGAAGCCGAAGCCAGCACCCAAGCCAGTGTTCAAGACTGTGCAGACTAAGAACCCCACTACGCAGACGGAGATGTTTGATATGCCAGACATCCCCGACTTCCTCAAGCGCAAGACAGTCAAGTCCAACCACGAAGATCCAATCGAGACTATGAAGATTAAGATGGGTGTTCGTGCCGCAGAGTTAGAGCGCATGATCAAAGACGATGCGTTCAAGATGCAACATTCAAAGGCTGATGCCGAGATAGGCAGACAGCAATGGGATGAGTTCACGCAGACCATCGCCAAGTATATCGGTCAGGCAATGGATGCTCGTGGTCTCAAGTGGAAGTCAGGCCACGAGTGGTCGCTGGAACGTGGTGCTTTGGTTGATCACATAGCTACGTTCATTAAAGACAACGGCGTGTTTCGTGATGCGTCGGGTCGCAACTACATCATCACAGTAAAGTAAAGGGAGAGTGAGTATGCCGAGATACAGAGTAGCTATTTGTTTTGAAGAGGGTGTCGTCATTGAGGTCGATGCCGACAACGAAGCCGACGCCGAAGCGAAGGCTCACATCGTCGCCGAGTTACATGCTGGGTCTGAATACCCATCAGAATACAACGCCGACACAGTAACCCGTGACTATTTCACACAGGATGCAGAGGAGATTGCAGACAATGGATAAGCTAACCATGATTGAGAAAGTCGTAGCCACTATGGATGCGAAGGAAGTTCGGACACTCATCGTAGTGTGTAACGACAGGCTTGCCGCTTTGGGTGAGCCTGTTCATCAGAACGCACCGAAGGAACACACACCACGAAAGAAGAAAAGCTATCGGTCGTTCTACTGCAAGCAGTTACCTTACCCCTGCGACGACAGCATGAAGACCTTTAAGCACGTGAATACCAACTGGGTCAACGACATCGTGAAGTTCGGCAAGCCATGTTTGCTGACGACGAAGGGCGCTGACCAGAAGCCTTGCTACATGGTCGTCGAGCGTTCCCCAGGGGACAGTCTTGAGTTGCCGAATGGCTATGTCATCAACGACGTTCGCAATACCGACAAGTCCAACAAGGTTTTCCCTACCGTGTTCGATGCTGTCGCTAACAACCTACTACAGTGATGGCCGCATAAAATAAAAAGGGGTAGAGGAACCACCCTCTACCCCAACACACACCAACGCACAAAGAGAAGTTGCACGCCGATAACCCTAACATAATGCAACTTCTGTGCCGTATCAATATAACTTGAAGACATCTTCAATATGTCTTATATTTGATACAGTAGTTTAACTCAAACCCAAACGCAAAGATCAAAGTTGAGGAGGCTTTGAAACCGTGAATAATAATAATAAT